AAAACATACAAACATACAATACACACATACATACACACAAAACACACAAAACACACATACACATACAAATACACATACACAAAACACACATACATATACATACATACAAATACATACATACAAATACATACACACAAAACACACATACAAATACAAATACATACAAATACAAATACACACAAAACATACATACAAACATACAAATACACATACACATACATACACATTTACAAATACCTTTGCAAATCTATCATTCCTTTTTTCCTTCTCTGCACATTTACAGAGCCTCCATTTACAAACCATACTCTACCTATACATATTCGCAGCCCTTTATATTCATGACATGCTTTTCTTGGTTACTTTTCCTTATTTAGACTAAATCTAAATAATGGTTATTCCTATTCTATGGCATATTCTTTTTCCTATTTTCTTACATAAATACCTATATTTTAGCTTAATTTATTGATATTCAACTATTTGTGTATCAAGTTATTTTAAGCTAAAATATAGGGGTCTTTTTTAATTGGTAGGGTAATACTGCTTTTCCTTCCAAAGCGTGCTACATTCGCGCGATAACGCGCTACCATTTCGCGCACTTTGGTACAATAAGTAACAAACTAAACAAAGAAAAAGAGGTAAATTAACCTTTCTTAACTGTATTTCTCTTGTTGTGTAAGAATAAAGTATTACATTTGTATCAAAGAAAAGAACTAATAATAACAACAACTAAACATTACAATCATGGAAGCGAAAAAATTAACAGTAAACCAGGCAAAGAATTTAGTAAACGATACAAAAGCTATTTATCGTTTAAATGGATTTGTAACAGGTAAACGTACAGATTTGCAAAAAGCACTATCGTATTGTTATAGTGATTATGCGGACCTTGGAAAAGGTATAGATAATTCTCTTTCTTATTCAGAAAATGTTTTTAATAAAGAATATCAAAATGAAATTAATGCACGGTTTACAAATGATTTTTCAAGTTATAAAATTTGGTTTGAGGATTTTAAATGCTATTTATTCCAAATGTACGAAACAAAATATTTAATTGTATCCGGTCTTGGATATTGCAACGTTTACCGCTTGATCGAAAAAACGGAAAACGAAAAATTTGAAGATCAACCCGCTATTATTTACAATGGAGATAGTAAAAAAGCGGTTTTAGATTACAACGGCAAGAAAATAGAACTTACATGCACCCTATCAAATACGAAGGTTTGCAAATGGGATAACAAATACCCGGAATCACACAACCACTACATTGTAAAATTTAAATATGGCAAAGAAAGTGCAAAATTTGATTTCTTTGATAGTTTGAATAATTTCGAAACCGGGCAAACGGACAAAACAGAAATAGATATTTTCGAAATGTTTTATATGTTCCTTTCAGATTGTCAAGTAGCGACAAATTACTATTCTTTTGAAGATTACCAAAAAGAATTTGAAGGAACGAAAGAGAGCTACAACGCATGTAAAAGAGCTTTACAAAAGTTTTGCCGTGTGTTTGATTTGTCCCATATCGATTTATACAACCTTGCGAACTACATGCAAGAAAAATATGATTTTTAAATCATGGAAAAGCGAGTTTATTATTGGAGTGTCGGAGGCGAAAAATTTGCCTCCCTCCAGAAAGCAAAAGAGTTTGTAAGAGAAAACGCCGGCGTAAATTGTAGAAGGATAACAGGGCACGACAAAGAAGGAAAAGAGGTTACATTCACGCCCTATGAAGTAACAAAGCGCGGTATTTCCTTTAAAAAGACAGTAAAAAATAAGTGTTAACGATACAATAAATAAAACATATAAACAATAACAATATATGAAAGCAATGGTTTTTTCTATTATTCGAATGATTACGGCGGCTTTTGTTTTAGCTCTTATGTTTTTAACTTTAGAAGCCGATAATATTATACATGTTATCTTTTCTTTTCCTATCTTTTTGGTAGTGCTTTATATTGGTATAGAAGGGCTACCAAAAAGTAACAAACTAAACAAAGAAAAAGAGGTAAATTAACCTTTCTTAACTGTATTTCTCTTGTTATGTAAGAATAAAGTATTACATTTGTATCAAAGAAAAGAACTAATAACAATATAATAACATAAACAAATAAAGATCATGAGAACAAAAGAACAAATTTTTGAATTTATTGCCACTGAACTGAAAAACAACAATACTATTGTTGTAGCAACTTTGGGCAATGGAGGTGGTGGATTCACCCTATTACAGGGTGATTGTGCAGAATTTATTGAGGAGCTTAAAACCTACTCTTTTGACGGAAAAGTGAAAGGCTGTCCAGACATAATCGAAAGTGAATATGTAGAAGCAACAAGCGAAATATATCAATTTTCCGGGAAAGACGGGTATAAAGTACAAATTTTAACTTATTAATAAAGCAACTAACTAAACTAATTAAACAAGGTGCGCAAACCTTGACAAAACGCAATAAAGCTATGACAACTACAGTAAATAACAACGAAAACAAGGTAACTGTAAATCGTATTGGTTTCTCTGGATTATTTTCTAAGTTCTTTAAAGAGGACACACAAGTATATGATTATCTTTTTGAAGGCGGTAAATGTTATTCCTTTGCCTACTATATTGGGTTAAATGATGATTGCAAAAACGGACATTTAACCTTTAGTTTTACCGGCGAAATTAAGGTTAAAAAAAGAAATGGAAGGTTTTGCACTTATATAAGTGGCGCGATTGCTGGTGTAATTGCCTATTTTAAACCGGAACTTGAAAAATTTAATCGGTTACATGGTTTTAATCATTTGGGACAACCAATGTTTATAGATAACATTCGCTTTCATATCAATGAAGGCAAAACAAATGAACAAATAGCGGAAATGTATAATATTTCTAATTTGGAAGCTATCGAAATTTTGCGTAACGCTTCAGATAACAAAGATTTGTTTTATTATTTGGTTTTTCGTTTGGGTGTTGCCGAAAATTGGGAAAATTTAGCCAGTGAAGCTATCCAGGAAATAGAGAAAAGAAATGGCGGCAAATTAAAAATAGAAGGAAAAGACCGTGTATATAAGCAGCTCTCAAAAGAAGATTGCGAAGTATTGGAAAATTTATATCAATTAGGCTACGCATCTAATGCACAAAAGGAACTAAGGGACAAAGCAAGAAAAGAAGATCAAAAACAAAAGGAACTAAAAGAGATTGAAGAGGAAAGAAATAAAGCTATTGCAATAGCACAAAAAGAATACGAAATAAAAAAAGCGGTTGTTTCTTTTGGCATAAGTTGGGATAATATAATATTTTATAATCATAGTAACAAACTTTGTTTTAATTATTCGGATTGCTATAAAAAAATTCCTTCCGATTTGATTAACGAATTTATTTGTACAAATGTATTGCCGGAAGGTATTAATGTAGTAAATGAAGATAAAGGGCACTAAACACAAAGCGCTTTATCAATTTAAGATAGAATATAAATACCTTGTCTATTTCTATTTTGGACAAACCACACAACAAATAATAACTAATTATCAATAATTTAAAACATTTATAAGATCATGAAAGCAACTAATAACAACGTAGACACTTTATTTATGGATATTTTTGTAGAACTGTTTGCTATTGCAAAAGTCTATTTTCAAGAACTTTTTAAAAACGCTGATCCAGGAACATACACAATAAAAGATATTTATGCTTTTATCGAAAAGAATATAGAAGCTACAAAGCAAGGCAAATTAACAGGCGTTAGCTCTTATTTTTCAGATCGGTATAGAAAAATTTTAGAAAAATCACCGTATTACACTGAAGTAGATTCATTCGAAAAGTACACAATATCCTATCTTTGTCGTGTAACGGATAACATTGTTTCTATTGAGAAGGGAAATTTTAAGTGTAGCTTTGACATTATTAAAGTGTTTGAATATCTGGAAAGGTTTAAAAAACTATCTGGAGCAAAAGATAAATTAGAATTTACCAAAGAAGTAAAAGTAAAAGAAGGGCAAAAAGCGACTTCTTTTGAAATAGAGTTAAGTAAAGAAGATATTAAATCTTTGATATCTGTAAAAACAGAGAAAAGGGACATTGCAGGTAGATATACAGAAAATACAGTACATTTGTCGCTAACAGATAGTACAATATACGTAACGAATTGCTTTGTATTGAAAGCAAAAAAGTTAATGCTAAAAAATGTTTTGGGCGAAACTAAAGATATATTAATACCGTTTGACGTGCTTAAAAATATCGGTGCGGGAAATTGTAATTTCACAGTTACCGAAGGCGAAAAAACATATAATGTTGTGGTAAAAAATACAGCTACAGATAAAATAGTGTCTTATTCTTTTGAAAAGCAAGAAAAGTTTTTAGACTACAGATCAGTTTTTCCGAAACTATACAAAGAAATGAATATTTGTCTGAAAGACACGAAATCATTTGCAGATTGTATTGAAAAACAACAAAAAGCATGTAAAAACTTTGGTCTGGCTTATTTCATGATTCAAGTTATCAAAGGATCAAAGGAAATAAAAGTTGTTACATGCAACGAAGCGTACAACATAGATAATGATTATAAATTTTCTGAATTTTCTTTTGAACTAAAAGAAAGTAGTGAGTTTTCAGGCAATTATTTTTATAGATTTAATGATGCTTTAAAATGTTTAAACGATTGGAACGGTAATTTATGTTTTGACAACCTTCTATCTTTTGGGGCAAAAACGGTTGATATATGCTTTTGTATATATGATTACGATACCAATAAATATTTTGATAAATATAGTATTGTCGTTATCAAACCGGATAAACTAACTAAAATAAAAGGAGTGCCACCTATCCAAAGTGAAAAAGAAAGTTTTTTAAATGACAAGGAAAGAAGTAAAACAAAGGAAACAAAACCTACCATGCAATACACAGACGATATGTTAGAACTTGTTTCTCTTGATTTAAATTCCATGACGTATGTCGTAAATGGAGATATGGGAACGGCAAAGAATATACAAAGCATTGTCTTGTATGACGAAATAGGGAAAATCGTTGTTTCTTGTGATGATGGGGAAAAGATAGAATGCCAGTTTGATGGAGAAAGTATTTTACAAAGCGTTTTAAAAGAAATGTAAAATACATGGACACAAGGAAAGGCAAAACTTTACACTATGTTTCTAAAGACGGAGTAAAGTTTACTACATGGAAGTATAGTGCATGTGAGTATTGTTTCTATCTGGATAAAAAAACAGATATTGTGAAAACACTTTTGCTTAGTGATTCAGAAAGAATACAAGGGTTTTTCTATAAGGGTTATTTTGTCAAAAACATATTAAAGCCTCAAAAGCAAAAGTTCTTGCCGGGTAACTTTTACCAGTTCATATACAAATTGGTATATGTCGGATATAAAATAGAGAACGGGAAAAGATTAAAGATGTATCAATTAAAACAAATGGCATTTTACCCGGAAGTTCGGTAAGAATAACTATCTTTACCTTAACAAAGTAGAAAACCACCTTTGTCGTAATGTTAGTTTATGTTATTATTAGTATTTAGTAATTAGTTTAGTTGTTGTCCCTGCTGGTACGTGATGTATAGGCAGGGACTTGTTTTGTATCTCTTTTGTTGTAACTTTGCTGGAAACAAAACATTAAAAATTCATCAATATGAAGTTACAAAAGTCTGTTAGCAAGCCTTCTATTAGATGTGAAGGTTGCAAATTTATAGATAAATGTCCCTATCTGGATAAATCAGAATGCTTTCAATTCAATAGTGTGGAAATTACAAAATCAAATCTGGAGGATATAGATAATGAAGAAACAGAAAATTAATCAGGAACTAAAATCATTCCCCCAAATAGGACAAAAAGATTTTTTGGAAATAATAGAGAACGCGCCAGAGGTAATACAAACAGCCTCTAAAGAGTTAAAGGATGCCTTTGTTGCTCTTGAAATGGCGGAAAGGGCATTGTCGGAATCGCCCCAAAGGTTTTTTGTTTTTGAAGGTAGCCAAGGTGAAGAGTTTACGGCCGATCTTAAAAGTTATTCCGCAAAAGGTTTTGTTATCCGACATGGAGGAACGAAAACAGCAGCAGAAAAGGCACAACGGCAAAAGGAAATATATATAATGCCTCTCATAGAGGATATAAGGGCAAAAAAAGCGGTTTTCAACGACATTTACCGAAAAGAAATGCTTTCGTCTGTCACGCCTGATATTCTTTCCTATATTGTGAAACTATTTGGGGAAATGAACGGCGTTGAAGATGTCCAGAAAATCCTAAAACAGGAAAAGAAGATCAATCTGACACAAAAGGAACTTCTGTCCATCTTTGCAAGAAAAAAAGCGGAAATAGAAAGCAAGCGTGCCGTGTTTCTCGCTTCGTCCAATCAATACAAGGTCGCAACGGAAGCTGGGAGACTGCAAATCATCAACTCCATTATCATAGACCTACAGGGAAGGTATCATAAATACTTGGAAGAAGGTTTGGAGGATAAGGCATTGATATTTGAAAGGGAAATAAGGAATATGCTTGAACAAGCCAGGAAAGAAGTAAAGGGAAACGAACTAAAGCTGACTGTGGACGGAAAGATAGATATTACGGCCACTCTGCATGGACAGGAAAACGTTTCTCGCGTGTTCCGTACACTTCCCGTCAATTCGATTATAATCGGTCTTGTTGCTGCCAAATCCGGTCTTGATCCTACAGTATTGGTGCATCAGCTTGCTACAAGTTATTACAAGGACTTCAACGGCTTTAATAAAATGATACTTGGAAGAGAAAAAATTATGTTGCCAGGCGATCTGATCCGTGCTGCCAATTGGGACGAGTTGGAACAGCAGAACCAAAAGTTCCTGGATGAAATGTCACCTTATGAAGTGCAAGAGGCAACCTATTTGGATGATGAAGTGAAATTATCTGTGAAAGAACGCTTGAAAGCCCTTAAATTGAAGTAGGATATGACTATTAAGGACAGGAAAATAAACGTGTACCTAAACCGTTTAAAAAGGTTCAATGAGCTTTGCCCCAAAAACGGTTTCTATTGGGGAGGACTACCTATTACACCTATTACAGATAGAAATGTAAAGTCCAAGCTAAAGGAAATGGAAGAGGACGAAATAGGAAGGAAATTGCAATGGCTGGAAAGGGGAATAAAACTTTTGGAAGGACAGAATCAGGAGAATGACGGAAGAAAGAAGTTGCTACCGGAACTTAAAAGGTATCTTGCAAGAATAGAAAAAGGAGGAAAGGTAAAAATAAGTCCCTCTGTAAAGGTTTTTCTTGTGAACACAGGACTAAGAGCGAGCCTGTCTCTTTTAAAAAGGGAAGGTCAGGAATGGATATTGTGTGATTACAGAGGAACAAGGATAAAAATGAAAATGCAGGAAGAAATATTGCAAAAAGAAATCCTGTTTAGACTGAAAGCAAGGTTTGATCCTTCCATCCTTCCAAACAGGAAAACAGTTTTCAGAGCTTATGATTAAAGCATCCTATCCCAAAAACAACTCTCCATGTAGTTCAGGATATTTTGAATCTTTGGGAATTGTTATTACTTTTGTTGTGTCCTTTTGAAAAGACAATGTTTCTTTTGCTTTTTCTGTAGGAAAGATAAAAATCGGAATACTCTTCTTTTCGTTATACATACTTTTAAATATTTTGTTTAAACAAAGAGAAAGGGAGTAGAGAACCTACTTGATTGTTTCTGGTTCAAAGCTCCCTTTCAAGATTAACGTAATCTACTAACAACGAGAATGTTAGATGCCTACTCTATTAAGGATTTTCGGCTTCTTCCTTTATTAAAACGAACTTTGTTGATATGATAAATTAGGATAGTCTTTCTTTTTCACCTCCTTTCTATTAATAGGGTTTTAAACAAATCGAATTTATACTTTTGCACATTATACAGGAAAATCTTATTCAATTGTTATCCAAATTTCTTCATTGGCAGAAGAAAGTTTTTTATACACTTTTTCAAATGCTTCTTTAATGTTGGTAAGTTGTCCTTTGATAGTGTTGTACCCTATGCCTATGCAACCTTCCACATTGTCGGCTGTCGCGGCGCAATGCAATAAAATTCCAGAGAATCCTTTTACTCCTTCCAACCTGGGAACTTTACCTTTACAGACATCCATATAAAACTGTTTTTTACTGAATTTTGGAGAAACAACATTCATAAGAATTTTATATCTACCAGTAGGGATGGCGGTTTGTCCGTACACTTTTTTTGATTTTATTTCTTCTTCTGACATATCTTGGGACAATCCTCTGTCCGTATCTTCCAGAGTATCGCAGAAATACTCTCCGTCAATATACATTTTACCTATCGTGTATGGATAATCAATAGGTGTTATTCTTTTTACTTTTATTTCCATAACCAATTAATTTATAATATGTCAATCAAATTATTTATTGAAAATTTTTCAAAATCTTTTATACCGAACTCATCTTCTATCAAGGAATTGATGTAATCTGCATCTTCATATCTTTCAGATGCAATTAAATTGTTTCTTAATCCCAATAGATAGTTAAGCCTTACAGAATCAATTCTGGAATTGATATAAAATAAATGACCCTTTAAATTCCTGACCCTTATCCAAAGGATAACAACAGCAACCAGTAGGAGTACTACTATAACTGAAAGTATTATTGTTACCAAATTCATATTATTCTCGTTTATAAGCCATTTTCTCTAAATCTATGATCTTCATATCGTCTGGTATTGTTTTGGATCGTTTGTAACGTCCTCTTTCAATCCTTTCGATGTATCCTGCCTTACAAAGATAGGAAATTGTTTTTCTAAGCGTGCCAGCAAAGAACAAAGTATGCTTTGCGAGGTCGTAAAACTCAAAAGGACGATCTATTGAATTAATAAGTAACGCTAACTTTTGAAACTTTGTATTTTTCTTGCTCATATTGATATAGTTTTATGTAGTTAAAAATCGGGAAAGATTATTTTCCCAAACCATCTTTCCCTTGCGAATCATCTAACTTAAATTACTGTGGAAAATACAAAAACTGTTTCTTATTCGTCTGTTTTAAGATATTCTTCGATTTCCGTTAATGTAACAGCTTTAATTACCAACTCATCTCTTATAGGAAGAAAATCGAAATACTTCTTTACAACCTCGATCGCTTCTACATCTGATGCGGATTGAACCATTAAAGAGACCTTTTGTATTCTGATTTTCCCTTTAGGTGTTTCTTCCGGGTAAAGAACATCAACCTTAAAGAATTTGCCAGCAGAATCATCTTCTATCACTGTATAAATGGATAGCTCCTTAATGGGTGATATTTTGATTTCTTCCTCTGTTTCTTTTGTCCCCCATTCTATGGACACTGCTTCCGCTTCCGTATAGGTGTAACCTCTAACAAGAAGATGCCTCTTTACCTGGATTCTTGGAGGTTTGAAATCGTCCGGGTTATCCGTCCAATAATTTACAACTGATTCAAAATACATGTTATCACTGTTTAAATAACGATTGAACTACTATCCCTTTTGTGTAATCACATCCGTCACTTCCTTTAGGAAGAACAACGAAGTTTTGGGAAGGGTCGTCTGTTTTAAGATTAAAAATAATTTCCGGCAGTGGAAGGAAGTTTACTTTTTCTATGAAAAGAAAGTCTTTCGCTTGCTTACTATCTTCGGAAAAATCATAAGAAAATAGCGGTATTCCTTCCGATCTTAGAACTGTTATCCAGTCTCCCCACATATCCATCAAAAGAAGCCCGCTTGTGGCTCTAAAACTGTCGCCTGTGCTCAAAATACATTCCACAACATAGGAGTAGTCATATTTTACAGCTTCTGAAAGACTTCTTCCAAATTTATGGGTGTTTTTCAAAGAAACAGTCAGCGCGAGCTTTCCTTCTTCTTGAATCTGGTCGCATCTCATTGCTTGCTTTTCACTGTCTATAGCAATGAAAGTATTCCCTACGATCCCATCAACTATGTTCATCATCTTTCTGTGGGATTAAAATTACCGAAGGAACACCGTTGCATCCTTGATTGACAGGTATTTCATTCCATTTCCCACCTGTAATAGCTTTCACTTTCAGAAAAACATCTAAAGGAACACTAAGCGTAAGGGGTTGTGGCTTGTAGGAACGATCCTTTTCCCATTTTGCCACTTGAAGTTCTACGTTTGTTTTTATTGCTTCCATCGAAGGAAGGAAAGGAGCAAGTTCTTCTATTTTGTCAGCCGAAAAAAGGGTTACTTTCCCGTTCTCATGAGGTACAATGATGTACAGTTTAGTCTTCTTTTTCTTCATCTTCTTCGTCGTTATCAAATTTTTCACTCTTGTAAGAAAGGTAATCTTCGAACATTGATTGAGCTGTAACGCACAATGTAACAAACATAACTGTCGTGCAAATCCATCCTAAAATTCCCATAATCTAAAATTTAATTGTTGTTTTACGCTGCAAATGTAAGAATATATTATTACATCACAAGGTGAAAAGTGCAAACACTTGTTAAAAGTAATATTACTGTCACATTTCACCTTGTGATGTTTTGTTACTTATTGAGATTAGTATAGGTATCAATATGACAATAAACCAATTCTTCTTTTGCTCTTGTGATTGCTACAAATTTAAGACACTCTTCCGCGTACAATGCTTTAGGTGTCTTTGCATATTTGGACGGAAGTAACTCTGGATTCAAAAAGAAAACACGGTTAGCCTCCAGTCCTTTGCTTTTGTGAATAGTGGATAGGATGATGCCTTTGCTATCGCCAGAGAAAACGTTTCTGACCTTTTCTTTCAAAGAAGAAAAATTTTCTTGATACGATTCGTACAGCAATTCCACAATCTTTACCTTTTCTTCTAAAGAAACGTAAGACGGATGATTCTTCACAAAGGCAGGATTAATGCCTCTTTCTATGAGTTTTTGCTTTTTATCGTCCAATAGAAGGTACATATCGTCAAGACTGGTTTGATTTTCCATTAGACGGCAAATGTTTTCCCCAAAATCACGTCCCATTATAGATGATTTCTTTCCTTCTCTAAGGAATTGCAGGAAAGCTGCCACTAAAGGAAGGTTATTCCGGCACAAAACGAAATCTCCGCTATCAGCTTCGTTTAATTCGCCTTTTCTGACAATACCTTCTTTTGCTCCTTCTGCACATTCTGTCCCAGGGAATACCTTATTAGCTTCTTCAACTATTCTTTTGCTGCATCTGTATGTGACAGAAAGAGGAAGCGTAATCGTGTTGGGACTATTTTTTAAGGAATTAAACACATTCAAGTCGCTACCCATGAAGGAATAAATTATCTGTTTTTTATCTCCTACAGCAATGAATCTGCCTCTTGCCTTTATTAAATTTTGCATGATTTCTTTTTGTAATAGAAAGGTATCGTTTGCCTCATCCATCATTACAACATTGTATTTCGGAAAACTTTCCGGTTCTAAGAATGTGTAAGGAATCCAAAGCATATCCACAAAATCTATTTCAAAAGCAAGATTGTTGTTTATCCTTGTACAATCATTTCTCCATGCCTTTTCAATTTCAAGAAGGTCGGGAATCATTTCTTCTTCGTAATCCAGATCAAATTCTATCGTAATAGGAACAATGTTTTCTTCATTTATCTTGCAAAGAGACAGTCTTGTTTGTTCCCATAATGTCTGGAGTGCAAAGAAATACTTCATTCTTTCTTTAAATTCCATTTTTTTATATTGGAACAGTTTCGTGCAGAGACTAAAACATTTTCCGTCATTCACTTTTGCTTTGAACCGGAAATTCTTCATCATTATACGAAGTCCAAGTGCATGGAAAGTATAGCAATCAACATAATAAGGGAGTTTCGATCTTAATTCTTCCGCTATGCTTTTGCTGAACGCCATAAAAAGACATGATTTGTTTTCTGGCGTACGATTGCATAACTCTTTGAGCGTTCTGCTTTTGCCAGAACCGGCAGTTGCATCAATCACTATGTTTTTGTTGGTATTTTCGTAAGCATCAAAAATGTCCAACTGATATTTACTCCATTTCATAACATCTTCTTTTCGTTTACTTCTGTTATCCTCTCAAATAATGAATCCATTCGTAAGACTTTCTTACACCCAAATATTCATCATCATATTCATTTTCATATGCCTCTCGCTCAAAAGAAATGTTTCTGTAAGCCTCATGGGAATCTTTGCACTGGATTAATCTTACAAGCCATTCTATTCCATACCACAAATAGAAGAACACTACAAGAAGTTCTATTTGCTGCTTTAGATGAATGTTCTCATGCATGATTGTTCTCATCCCTAAAGGCTCGTATTCTTTCCTTGCAAAAATAAAAGGAAATAGAGTGATTGATACAAATCCCTTAAAAGGGATCAAGTTATTGTAAATGATTTTCTTTTTCATACTCTTTAAAATTTTTGTAATTAGCCATATAGTCTGCAATGAAATTGCCGCATACAATAGGGTCACTATAGTCTTTCTGATGGCTTCTTATCCATTTTACGGAAACACGAAGTTTCCTATGCAGCATCATTTCCGAAAATATGGCATCCCATAAATCCTGGTTTTCTACATGAAGGTTCTCCCTTGCCCAGTCAATGAACTTGTGTCGAAACTGATTGGCAACATACTGGCTGTCAATATAGAAGGTTGCCTTTACATTCAGATTCTTTTTTATCGCTCGAAGTGCAAGAAGAATCGCTTCCGTTTCTCTTCTTCCTGTCGTAGTATAGGAACGTCCTTTGGTTATATGATATTCCTTGTCTTTCCATTTGATGTAAACGGCAGAACCTCCCAGTTTTTTGGGATGGTTAGCATTGCAACTTCCATCCGTCCAAACCTCAATGATCCGTGTTCCCTTTCGTTTATCGCTCATTCTTATACTTTTGAAGGATCATAAGACTGGTATCGTCCTGGAATCCTTTGTTCAACATGTCCGTAACATCTTTCTTTCCTTTCAGCATCTCCCACAAGTCTTGGTCGATCGTTTCCGGTGATAGCAGGTATTGAATCGTAACCGGATTTTCCTGCCCGCTTCTTTCCAATCTTCCTATAACTTGCACAAGGTCGCTCGGACGCGGTGGAAGTTCTAAGATAGCCATATTGGAACAAACCTTTTGAAGCCCGTCCACACCAGTACCAAGACAGCCTATATTCGCAAAAAGCACCCTACTTTCCTTTTGTGAGAAAAACTTTTGCAAAATTTCATCTCTTTTCTTTGTGGTAGTGCCCCCTGTAATAAGAAGCCCTTCCTTAAACTCTTCGGCTATCTTTGTAAGGATTGTGGATTGCGAAGCGAATACCAAAAGTTTCTCTTCTTCGTTTGCTTCCATCCACTCTTCCACCCATTTTTTTATAAACTTTTCTTTACCTTCTAAGGATAATTGCTTTAATGTCGAAAGTTTTACAAGGAACTCTGCCCTTGCAGCTTTTTCAACCTTTTCTTCGTCCTTAAACTTATCTTCAATGAACTGCAAAAGATCGCCCTTTGCCTTTTTATAGGCTCTTTTATTTGTGATCTCGCATTCCACAACATTTTCCGAAATAGGAGGAAGCTCTTTCAGTGCATCTCTTTTGCTTACCTGGAAATAACAACATTCTTTCAAGAGACGATTCAGTTCCTTGATATTGGAAGCTCCTGATATATCCATACCAAAGTTCGTTTCCTTCATATTGCAGTACCTTTCAAAAAAATAATGATGATACTGGTCGTTCGGAGCAATTTCCTTTATCCTTTCTATTAACATCAGGATATTTAGAAGCTCTGCCGGACGGTTCATGATAAGTGTTCCTGTAAGCCCTATCACAGAAGGAACTTTATGTATCAGCTTTTTGAAAGACTTGCTTCTGATGGATTTTCTGTTTTTGAGAAAATGGATTTCGTCTGCTATCACAAGAGAGAATGATTTCTTTTTCATTCCATCCAATCTTATTTCAAGAGATGTTTTTCCGTTTTCTTTTGTGACCCTTTTCCCAAGTATGTCATAGTTTATCACTATCACATCTGCTTCAAAATCTTCCAGTGGGGAAGATGTGGAAATGATAGATACTCGTCTATTGGGATTTGTTTCTTTCCACTCTCTTAACCAACCGGATTTTACAGAAGCCGGACAAACTACCATACAAGGGAAAAGATCAAGCATTTCAGCATAGAAAATAGCCATTTTTGTTTTGCCGCACCCCACCCCAGAACCATTTATATGGTTTCCGTGATTGACTGCATAATACAGATAGTCCATTTGATAGCTTCTCGGCTTTTTTAAAAGAGGAAGATTTTCTATTAATAGCTCTATATCCTTTCGAGATAAAAGTTCCTTAAAAGGCTTTATTTCGGCTTTGCAACCAGGACGAACTATTGAAAGAGGATCGACTTCTTCTATTTCGTTGTCGGAAACAAATTCTTTTAAAAGGAAATCTTTTGCTGGGTCGGATTTTATGTATATTTCCTTATTGGTAGCGTTACGTTTAAAGGATGAAATCAGTTTAAGGCTCTTGTAAACTGATTTTTCCAAAGCACCAAAATACCAATAGTCCTTTTCCTTGTAATAGTACATAGTCAGTTGAGCTTTATATATTTACCCGGCAACTTTAGATTCTTTAGAATTTCATCTCCTTTCTCTCCGTAAGCAACAAGACAACTATCTGTACCTGGAGATCCTCCTTCTTTCCCATTCTCATCAATAAATTTTATTCTTTTGCGCAAGAAATAAATAGATGTTGCTTTATTCCAAATACATTCATGAAACATTGTGTTTCCTACTCTGGCATAAATAAGAGCTATCCCATTACCATGTTCTGATAATTTTTTCATGAAAAGTTTAATTGTAGGATTTGAATAGGGTGGATTTAAAAATACAAATCCTTTCCAGTCTTGAACCAATCCATCATCTTCTTTCGTAAGGCACTTTCTTGCTGTGTACCAATCTTTTTTAGGTGCAGCAGGATCAAGATCAAAATTATTTCCCAACGCCTCAATAATATAAGGAGGCGTGTACCATTCTACTGTTGCAGCTTTACCGCCTCCAAATTTGGTTTCAAAATTCGTGTTCATTTCTTTCTATTGTCTATAAATTCAAAATAATGCTTTCCGCCTCTACATTTGATTTTCTTGATAATACAAAATCCTTTTATGTTTACTTTTCCGTCTCTTTCCAATTTATCGAATATGATCTCAAAAAGTAGGGAGATAACCTTCTCTGCCTTCCGCATAGAAATAAAACTTCTAACGTTTGTTCTAAGTTCCAATTTGTTCAATGCTTTGGTGAAGTTGAAGGTTATCTCCTTGTAAATCTTATTCATTCTTTTCTTCTTCTTTCTTCTCTTCTTTTGTCACTTCAAAATTGTCAGGTAAAATAACGGGATCGGTAGAACCGTATATTGAATCTACCGGAAAATAAATAGGGTGATAGAATGCAATTGCCACGTTATCTTCAATACCTTCAAAATGTTTTTGGTATTCCAATAAAACTTCTGGGGAATCCAACGGCTTATCCAATTCTTTCGAAATTTTATGCAAATTAGCCATCATTTTGCCAAGTTTCAAAGGGTCGAGAGCGTTCTTCCAATATGCAAACTGATGCAACGGATACATCGTCATCGCCTCTTTCCAAAAATCCATTTTTGAATAACCTACTTCTTCTATCAATTCCTTTTCCCACTCATCCTCTTGTTTTAGTTCTTTTTCGGTAGGATGATAGATTTCTCTTACCATTTCTTTTGCTCGGTCTTCACTAAAGAGAAATCCTAATACATCGTTACATTCGTGAGGAAACAGTATCCAAGCAAGATAACGATCTTCTTCTATTCCTAAAAAATCAAGAAGCTCCTTCAACCATTTTTTAGGAATAGGGACTGATTTTCTTACAATTTCTTTTTCTTCCATAACTTATTGTTTTAAAATATGTTTACTCAAACTGATCATCATCGTTCAGATCAAAATCTTCGTCACTTTCAAAGTCACCAATCCAATCTTCTATTTCTCTTTCCATCTCATTTTTGTTTCAAACTCTTCCGGTGTAAGAATAGGAATGGAAAGCTCTTTTGCTTTCTTTACTTTTGAAGAAGAGCTTTCTTTGTCTTTTGTTACAAGGATGGTCGTGTTCTTTGATACTCCTGAAACGACCTTGTGCCCTTCTTTGGATAATCTTTCTTCCCATTCTTTATTTCTGAATCCTGTAAAGCATACTGATTCGGGATTGTCCGCAAGAACAACATTGTTTTTTACATAAGAGATAGGGAAAGGTGAATCTTCAATGATATTAAAGAAAACTGCAAGTCCATTATTAAAAGAAGTGGCAGTAGTTTCAGCAACACCATCAATAGAAAGAAGTGTTTTGTTGGGTAATGTACCGTCATTAAACAAGACTTTTACATCTTCGTCCGACAAAGAATCAAAAATCATCTGACAAGTCTTTTCTCCTATCACACCACCGAACACATTATAGGCAGTAAGGATTTTTGCAAAGGAAACTCCATTGTCCGCATATTTATCGAATTGACCTCGTAACTTTTTGGACAATTTCGCTCCTATTCCTCCAATTTGAGACAATTCCTTTTCGCTTGCATTCACAATCTTCTCTACACTATCAAGTCCTCCTTCATAGAATTTTCTGATAGTGGCTTCTTGCATTTCTTCCGTTTCAAGCGTTGCAAAGAAATAAGTAATTTGTTTGATTATCTTTTCTTTGCAGTCAGGATTGATGCAAACAATATCTGTAAGCGTTTCGTCCCATTTTAACGGATTTCCGCAAGAAGGACAAATCATCATACCATCGCACATTTCACGAAAAAGTTCCACACTGTAACTGACCGTTTCCAAATGTTTAGGGATAACATCTCCGCTTCTTGATACGACAATATAAGCATTTGGTGAAATATGATTGTCCGTAATATATTTAGCGTTATATCCGGTGCATCGTGAAACAGTCGCTCCGTCAAATTCCACCGGACTGAATACAATTACAGGTTTTGCTTTGCCGTCTTTTGAAATGCTCCATTCGATTTTTTGAACTTTTGTCGTGTATCGTTCTTGCCAGTCGGGATTCTTGTAAGCAATAGCGTAACGCGGATTCCCATTAGGAAGCCGTCCTAATTCTTCTCGTTTTGTTTTGTTATCAACTTCGATTACAAGTCCATCACATTTAAAATTCTTGATTGATTCAAACAAATCGTTTAGATAGGTGAGGGCTGTTTTGCTATCATCGAACACGCCGGCGGAAGTTACCCAATACTGTGTAGCGTAATTCCCATAATCGTTTCGAAGTTCTGCAAGCTGCATGGATTTATCTCTGTCAGAATCCATAATGCCATATCTCACATAAGCGGTATTCCCAAGAACTTGTGCATTGAAATCATCTGCATTGAATGCACCGGCAACAGCATTCCTTGCACTTTTATACCCAAGAGGTTTTACGTTTTTCAAGAACATACCGATAGGGATAATCGCTTCTCCGAAAGTAAAACACCCCCTTTTGTTCATAGGATTTCCATGATTTACATAACGGTAATGATCCCGGCTATTCTGTCCTTCCGTGCCATCTCCCCTTGTCCAGCAATCATTTGTTGTTTCATCAACCAGCAAAGAAATACCATCATATTTAGGCGTAATGACAACACGGTCGTTAGGAGACAATTCCCATACGTCCTTTACCCATCTTACAATCTCGTCCACCGTCTTGACCTTTTCCAAAGAAAACATAGGAAAAGGCAGTCTTTCCATGCGATCCCCTTTTACACTTTCTTCAACGATAGCCTTTTTTAGAATATCGCTGTCTGGGAAATACTTTTCCAGTCCTTCCTTCATACTATCATATTCCTTGTCAGTCATGACAGGTTTTCCTTCTCTGTAAAGCCGATTGGCTTCTATAATTTTTTCTTCCAGTTCTTTTTGATGTATAAGCATATCTCAAATATTTTTAGTTGTTTTGAGTAACACAATCAATGCTATAAGAATAGTGAAAGCTCCTATCGCTATTCCTCCCAAAAGATAAAGCATCTTGTTTGGGGTAGCCTTCACTTGCTCTTTCAATGTTCCGTTTTCTTGCGATATCTTTGACAACCTTTCTCTAAGGCTTTTTACTACCAATTCAAGGCTGTCGCAAGATGCTTCTATGAAAATGGTGTCTCCTTTCTTTTCTATGGAAAGGTTAGCTTGTCCTTTACTTGTTTCTTTCTTTTCCCCATCTTCCATTTTCGAAGGATTGATTACCATATTGACAATAGAATAGGGAACTTTTACAAGGCTGTCCGTCATTTCTCTTTCCCAGACTAAAGAGTCCTTTAAGGTAAAAGTGTAATCCATCTTTGTGGAAACACGGCTTTTGCAGCCTCCCAGTCCTATGGAAAGACAAATAGAAAGACAGGTGATTAACAATACATTCTTTTTCATTTGTCCTTTAAAATTGCTGTTTTTAAAAATCCTGTAATCCCCATTCTAATAGTCTTCTGTTTCCCGTTTTTCAGAATACCTATCTCTATGCTTCGGTAATCCCGTCCTACATTAACAGACCTCACTTCAACTTCTTCACCGGTAGGAAGAACAAGCATTTTCCCTACCGCTTTGTTAAGAATACAATCATTTGCTGCGTTCATGAGGTTTCAATACGTTTCTGAAAAGAATAAAATTGTCATGTCCGAAAGCTATGGATACATGATCGCTTTCTTCTACAAACTTTTCTACGGTAGCTTCCGAATAGGAGGAAAGATTTGTTTTGTTTACTGTATTGGTAACATCATATCCTTCTGCTTCATTCATAAAAAAGTCTCTTGTCTTTCCTTTGAAGTTAGTAAGAGATATACATCTTTCCATTTCTCCTTTTGAGTTGACAAGCACGAGAGTGTTCCTTTTTGTTACCCTATGAATATATTTCACATTTTCATACAATAAATTTCCCATACCTCATAATTTTACGTTCAACATGTTTCTGATTGCTTTTTCCTTGTAGTGACGTATCTTATCTTCGCTATTGTCCTTTTTAGAAAGTGCCTTAGACCTTTCCTTCAACACCTTTTTCTTGTCAGAATCAGACATCATTTTAAACTCGCCTATTGAAAGATTAGGCATTTCTGTGCTCTTTTCTTCCTCATAAGACATTTGCTTTCCGCATTCAGGACAAACTGGAATGTTCATAGGAACAAGTTTCCCGTTACGAAACACATACTTAGGATTCGCAATTGGTGACCTTACTCCTTTTCGGGAGCAATTATCGTTCTCGCAAAAAATTATTATCATGTTGCAATTGTTTTATTTTATCTTTCAAAATATGAAGTGCTTCTTCCACTGATTCAATGCTGTTAATGTCTTTCGCACTCTTTTTCAAGTAGCTCAAATCGTGTTCAATCCCTTCAATCCTATCAAGGAAGGAAAGTACAAAAATGTTAAAATACTTCTGATTAGCCATTGTTTTATAGTTTTTGTTTGTTACTTTTTGATGTGGCAAATGTAATAGTTTATTCTTACATGTCAAAATATATTCTTACATTTTCTCACTTTCCTTCTGTTGGTTGTTTAGAGAAGACATTTCCTTCTTGCATATTCTGCTATCAAAATTCCGTCTCTATCAGGATGTCTGTCCTTAACATCAGGGAACAACCTTTTGCCTATATCAAGAGATGCCTTTTTCAATTCTTTAGTACCTACAACTCCTTTAGGTAGCATTTCCTTTTGCCACTCTTTGGAATCTATAAACATATAAGGAACATTATAAAGCTCCAATACGGTAAGTTCTGCTTCCAAAGCACGCATAGCGGAACATGTGGCATCAAACCTTGCCGGATTTTTCATAGGACGTTCCAAGACAGCCACACATAGTCCGTATTCTTTCAACGCAGAAATTATTTCGGCAAGTGCCGTTACGTTCACTCTTGATACATTCTTTTTTGCTTTTGTGTAATCCTGCCCGAATGTGATAGGTGTTTCCATGAACTCATAATAGGTCAGTTCTTTTCCTACTATGCCTATAGAACCGGTCACACCATTATCTATCCCTATATAAAACTTCAATTCCGTTTCTTTGCTCATTTTTCTATACGACTTATGCCGTTCTCCTTTACTATTTTAAGTGTTTTGCATGAAGCATTTTCATTCGAAATATGAGTTGTAACAAGTATAGGGAACTGAATGAACTCCAATGCTTCTATCACGTCATATAGGCTTTCTTTCGACAATCCTTCCGTGATTTCATCAATGGATAGGAATTGCAATCCTCCCCATTTGTTCGTCTCGTTTATCATTCCTTGTATGGCTATAATCAAAGCGATTTCCACCCTTGCACGCTCTCCGCCACTGTAATACCAGAAGTTTTCCGCCTCGTCCCTAACAACATAAGGCGTTATCTCTTCTTTTATGTCTCCGTCTGCTTTCGTCTTAAATCCTTCTATGACAATTCTAAGATCGCTGTTTTCTGCTTTCAGAATATTGTTTGCCCGAAGCTGGATATTCTTTAACTGTTCTATCGCAAGATACATCTTGAATGATTTGAATCTTCCTATCCACTCTTTCTTGCGAAACATTTCGTTTTCCAATTCCGTCATTTCCTTGCCATACCCTGCGATAGCAAGCATCATTTCTTCTATTTGCTTTTCCTGTGAAGAAGTATCAATAGAAGAAGGCGTTTCCTTTTCGATTTCCTTTATCTGTTTTTCCAGACGTTTTACATCTTCTTTTCCGGCAGCTATGTTTTCTAAAAGCCCTTTGTTTCGCTTTTCAAGAATGGAAATATTGGACTTTTGAGATTCTATTTCACTTGTGATCTTATAGACAGCAGATGAAATTTCTTTTCCTGCTTCCCGGATTTTGTCAAGTTCATCCTCCTGTTCGTTTTTCACTTGAATGAAAGAAGAAATAAGGTCTTCGTATTCCTTTAGGGATTCATCCAAAGATGTTATTTCCCCGACAACTTCCTTTTCCTGTTTCCCTATTTTCTCTTTTTTCTTCTCTTCCTTTTCAAGTGTGGTGTCTTGAAGTGTCAAGAACTTATGCTTGCATTTAGGACATGTAATCGTCCCAGAAAGGTTTACAAGAACTTTCCGAAGAGACACTTTCAGTTCGTCATGGATTTTCAAAAGCTCTTCTTTTGTTTCCAAAATCTCATTCTGATCTTCTTTGGCTTTTCCAAGTTCTTTTTTGACGGATTCAATCACATCTTCTATTTCCTTAGTAGAAGGAAGTTTCTTTTTCTTTTCTTCGGCTTCTCGAAGTTCTTCTTCCAAGACTTCAAGTGTTTTCTTTCCTTTGTCAATGTTTTTCTTGTTATAGTCAATATTGTATTTAGCAGAATCAATATCTTCTTTTAAAGACTTGATTTTACTTTCCACCCTTTCGATCCTTTCCTTTCGATCCGCTTCGAAGTCGAAATTAACGGCATCCTCTATCATTTGCCGCAATGCTTCTACACTCCCTTCCGCACGATCTCTTTTGCTTTGGATAACTGATTTCTTAGATGAAATTTCGTCCAGTTCCTTTTGTATAATATCCTTACTGCCATCCAAGAAGTCATAATTGATAAAACGACTTATGAGAGCCAATTTGTCCGTATTGGAACTTTTAAAGAACGACTTGTAATATTCTTTACAGATAAGAAAATAGCTTTTCAAATCTTCCGGTGAAATACCCATCCATGAAAGGATATAGTTGTTGCCGTCTTTTACAGTAGCAAGACTGACTGGCTCACCATTCAACGACACATTAAGGCGGCTGCTTCCTTCTAAGGGCAAAATGCGCTCAATATGGAGAGTTTCTTTTCTTATGGGACATTCTATATCAAGCAATACTTTTGCTTCCTTCTCACCGTTTCTAATCAGTTTCTTGTCAATACTGCTCCGGTAGTTGTTACCTGTTATGGCAAAATAAACTGCCTGTTGCATAGAAGAATTGTGAGTAGGTGTGTAGTTGTTCGTGATAAACATTCCGTCCTCTCCCGAAACGGTAATACATTGTTGCTCTTCCGCACCCATACAGGTAAAAGAAACCATCTTTTTAGACGGTCTGCCAAGACATCCTGGAACTTCAAAAAACACTTCTTCATCTTTGCTTCTTTCCATGATCTTTCCAAGTGAAAGTACAGACCATTCCTCGCTTTGATTTGTTCTTACTTTCCATAGATGCTCTTTATTGCATTTTACTTCCGTACCGTCAGAAAAAGTAATCTTGTATGCAATATCTGTATCATGAAACGGAATCGCTCTCACCACCTGATAAGCACCGGAAGGATGAAGGATAATGTCTCTTACTTTGATATTCCTCATTTTTACAAACCCATTAGGGGTAAGAATATCGGAATCCATCGTCAACGCTTTACCGCTACCGTTACTGCCTTGATTGTCGTCTGTTTTATTTAATCCCACAAGTGCGGTTACCCCATCTTGAAATGTGTATTCAAAATGCTCGAATGACACAAAATTTGTTGCTTCAATCTTGACCGGCTTCATCTTCCACCTCCTTGTTTTCAAATGTTACTTCTTTCTTTCTGAACTCTGAAAGGACATCTTTTTTAATCTTGTCAAAAAGTTCTGTTTCTTTGATTAGTTTCTTCCTTACGGCAGGGAATCCGAATCCTATCTTTTCTTCCCCGTAATAGATGTACGTTCCTTTCTTTGTAAGCACACCTAAGCCCAATCCCATGTTAAGCATTTCCATCACCTTGTCAATGCCTACACCGAAACGGATAACAATATTGCAAGTTTTCATAGGTGGAGCTACTTTGTTTTTCCTGCATGTGATCTTCACTTTGTTTGCAACGGACACTTCACCCTCCTTATCAGAGCCTACACGGGCAAGTTCAACCCTTTGACTTGCATAAAAAGGTATTGCAAATCCTCCCGGCGTAGTAGTGGCATTGCCATATCCGCCTATATTCGATCTAATCTGATTGATGCAGAATAAAATGCACCCTGTTTGCTTGCAGATGTTTTTTAAGATATTTACCTGTGAGCTTAAAAGCCTTGCTGTAAGACCTATATGTGCGTCTCCTGCCTCTCCATTTAAAAGAGCAGTAGGAACCAACCCTGCAATAGAATCAATCACCACCAATCCGATAGAAGGTTCATTGCACATTTCCTTTGCAATTTCCAACGTTTCCTCTGCCGTAGAAGGTTGAGAAAGAATGAATTTGTCAGGAGAAAGGTCTACACCAATAGCTCCCATGTATTTCGGATCAACTGCATTCTCCGTGTCAAGATACCCTACCGCCATTCCTTGCTTTTGGATTTCGGTGGCAAGGTGGAAAGCTATGCTTGTCTTGCCGGAAGAAAAGCCTCCGTAAGCCTCCACTATGCGTCCTTTCGCCCATCCTCCGCCAAGTATTTCATCCAGCAGGAAAGAACCTGAATGCACGAACTCTATATCTTGCTTCTTTCCCGCTATGGCTTCCTTTCCGAACCTACTTTCAATCCGGCTTATAAGATCACCAAGACGGTTCGGTTTCTTTTCTTCTTTAGGTTGCTGCACTTCCCCAGTTACTGCTTCTTCCGTTTTCTTAGTTTCCTTTTTCTTCGCCATACATCAATTTGTCTAAAATTTCTTTTCCTTCTTTTTCGTCATATTCGTTTTCCTTGCAAAAAGCGGAAAACCTTTCTTCTATGTCCTTTTTGTCAAGTGTCTTTACTTCTGTCAACATAGAATGTTTTTCTTCCACTTCCTTAAACTTTTTCTTGATATCTATGCCTTCTTTTGTAAAGGCATCCTTATCAAAGGCATCGAGTGAAGATTGCTCTCCCCAGACTTCCACCCTTACACGGGCAGCAGGGTTCTCTTTTTTGAATTTCTTGATAAGTGACACTGCCTGTTTGTGGGGAGTTTCCCCCAAATCAATTTCCAGTTTCTTAAATACTTGTCCTTTTGTAGAAGAAACAAGGTCTACATTCAAATCCGAATCCAAAAGCCAGAAACCCTTCTTTTCATCTTCCCCGAAGTTGTTTTGTTGGACACTTCCTAAATGATAGATATTCTCTCCTACCCGTTGATAGTTATGATAGTGCCCCAAGTACACTTTTTTGAACATCTGGAACATGGAAGGTTTTAAAAGGTTGGACACTTCCGATCCGTCCATGTTCTTGCTTCCTGTGACCGCAAAATGTCCAAAGAGGATATTCTTCTTTCTTTTGTCCCCTATTTCTTCCAGTTCATCCAAAAGAATATCATCTGTAAAAAATGGAAGAAAAAAACAATACACACCTTCTACTTGCATTCCGTCCAATTCTTCTACCAAAGTAAAAGACGGATGATATTTAAAAGGAGTGAGAAACGATTTCTTGCTTGTGTAGGATGTTTTGTCATGGTTGCCGGGAATACAGATCACATGGTGTCCGCGTTTGTCGTATTCTTCCAGGACATCATTCAATGTGGAAAGACACACTTCTCTTTGTGACACCCTATTATCAAAAATATCACCCAACCATATATGGGTTTGTATCTTTTTCTTTTCTGCCAAGTCAAGTTCTTCCAAAAGAATATCTTTTATAATAGTAGCATTATCGGCAGTAAGATGATGATCCGTTGAAATTATAGCTAAATATTTGCTGCTCATGATCGAAATTGTTTAGAAAAGGGGAGGAACGCAAAGTCCCCCATCCCCTTTCGGATTGATATATTAGGAAAACGAAAAGAAAATTATTTCTTTTTCATTCGGGCTTTTAGAGCTTGTAAGCGTTTTTTGGCTTCCAACAGCTTTTCATCATTGTCCGTCTGTCCTTCATCAATAGGAGATTCCTCTTCTTCGGGACGTTCATCTTCTCCATCTCCCTCATCTTCGGCTTCCGGTTCGTCTTTTGCCCGATCATCGTCAGATTCGGTTTCATGTTCCTGGTCTGCATTCTCTTCTTCATCTTCCGAGAAAGGCAACGCTTCCCCCTTTTGTGCCAGATCGTACCATTCACGAAGTTCTGTGATTGTAAGATCGGATGGAATTTCCATGCCAGAATATTCTTCATCAATATATTGCGACAAAAAGGCTTTCATCTTAGAAAGCGGAGGGTAGGAAGCGACTTTTGCTGCCTTTTCCGAAGCTGGAGCTTTTACAACCTGTTTCTTGGGTGCAGGTTTTTCTTCTTCATCTTCGTCCTTTGCCGGTTTCTTTGCTACAGTTTTCTTTTTGAGTTTTTCTTCTTCATCTTCGTCCTCGTCAAATGGGGTTTTCTTATCTCCCTCTGATTGACTATCGTCTGGAAGCATTGCTGCCATTTCTTCAATTTCATTCAAGAACTCATCGTCGGAAAAGATATCATAATTGTTTTCTTCATCGAAGCGTTTCAATCCATCCAAAGCCATTTCAAAATCCTTTGTTCTGTAAGAATCTTTGTAAATTTCTTCAAGCGAAGGAACTTCATTCAAGAAATACTCCATGTCTTCGTCCGGGATAGCAGTTTCTTCAAAAAATTCATCCCATGACTGACCTTTCTTAGGTATGCCGGCAGATAAAGAATAAGTCTTTTTACCTTTATCATCTTCTCCCATCGTGATTACAAGAGGATAAGCACCTTCCATCTGTGAAAAGATATCAAATGAAACCGTATCATCATCAGATTGTTCTACAGAAATTTCCTTTATACGGTTCATCCATGTTCCATAAAGCTGCAAACGAGCAAAATCTTTATTCCCTTGATACACATAGCAAACATAAGCCAGCGTAGGATTGATACCCCATACAAACTTGTTACCTTTCTTGTAACCCATGATAGGATTGAGGTACTTGCGTCTTTCCGTATCATCTTGATATTCTTCGGATGCTTTCTTTCTCACATAGTCGCAATAAAGGACGATAGGATCTTTTCCTTTAAGAAGGTTGCGTCCATGTACGTCCGCGCAAAAAATGTTCTTATCTTTCACTTCCTTTCCTGTTACATTACCGTTCTCGTCATAAGTGGGAACTTCCACGCGGAGCTTTGACATTTTGCAAGCGACATAGGCTTTACCCATTGAAGGAGCTACACGGAATGTATTCTTTCCTTTTTGGACGGTAGCAAATCCAGTATAAGATTTACCACCCTTTCGCATTGTCTTTTCTGCCTGTTTTACTTCTGAATCCAAATCTTCTACAGACTGTTTTTTAAACTTCGATCTGTCAAATTTCATAATTTTAATGTTTTAAAATGTTGATACTTAAATTATTTTGATTCTTTCACTTGCTTTATAAACTCTGAAATAATCTCTTTTTGCTTACTCTCAAATTCTTTTACAAATTCTTCGAATGTAGCAACCTCCCCTTCTTTTGAAAGAATTTCAAAATAGGGGACTTTTCCCGCCACTTGCTTTAAATCTAATCCATAAGCCTCTGCTGTTTCATATTGCTTTCCAGTTTCTTTTGCTATTCTTTTACGGTACAAATCCCATAAATGTGGTGCATTCGTACTCTGTTCGATAAAATAATTTTCTGTCAATTTAATTCTCATCTTTACTTTTCTTTTTTAATTATGAATGTATTTATTTCTCCTTCCACTAAATTATCCAGAAATTCTTCCGGCGTAACCTTTGGAACTAAATTGTTCAATTTTCGGTCTTTCGACTGCAACGCCCAATAGAGACTATCTATTTCCGCCAAATGCTTTTTCTTCTTAACAAGTGTCTTTTGCATTGCATTAAGCTCTGGATTGATAGTAAGAATATCTTCTAAAGAACTTTCTGTAAGTTTCACAAGTCCTATATCTTCCACTTTGACCTTTCCGGCATTCACAATAGATTCCCGTCTTATCTCTGTAGAAAGCTGTGCTTTATGTACAGAAAATTCCAACTTCGCGGCTTCATATTCGGATTCAGCCTGTGCACGAAGAAGTCCTACTTTGTTCAATAAGACTGAACTTGTAGCCATCTCCCCGTACAGATTGGAATGGTCTATAGAAGTTACAGCATCCATATCCAGTTCATTTTTAAGGTCATTTGAAATCAAGACTATAGCCTTGTCACCAATATTCCTAACCAATTTCATTTTCTTTCATCTTTAAATTAGCATACTGCTCCATTGCATCTAAAATGCCATTAAAATATCTATCGGAAATGAAAAATCTTTTGCCCTTTCACCGGCACGATTTTCAATACAATCCCATAAAATCTTTTCTTTCTCTTCTTTTTCCATCACACTCCCAGTTTTACAAATTGACTATTTCCATTTGCTTGTATCACATATTCCTCTTTAAACCTATCAAAAGAAACCCTTCCAGTAAGCAGTAAGATGTTCTTCTTGCAACTTTGGATATATTCTTCTTTATCCATATAGTCGGCAGGGAATATCACCACACGAAGGAATTTGTAGTTGTTTTCAAGTAGAAGGCTGGCAAATGCCCCTGTTTTTGACTCCTTTTCTTCCACTTCCAACACATACCCTCCCACCATTGCCATTTTATAGGTAGAACCGTCATAGTTCTGCAAATCGTCCACATCGTAATATTCCGCAGTCTTTGCTTTCGGACGAAGATATTCCTCTGTCAATTTCTTGTAATCAAAGAAAGCAAAACCAGACTTGTTTTTCTGTTGCAAAAGCCACCACCAATCCTTACCTATCTTGTTTTTGCTGAAAGCAACGCTGTATTCGTCCTTTTCCCTATCTATCTTAATACGATTCTTCTCTCGGTATTTCCCAAGCATATATTCCCTTGCAGAGAAGATATTGGAAAACTCTCTCGTTTCTTCCATCTCGTCAAAAGCACCTGAATAAATAAGATTTTCAACAGTGGACTTATTAACAGAAGAACCTTTAAAAGAATGACGGTCTACAAACTCTTCCAAAGAAAAATATTCTCCATTTGCATTTCTCTCTTTGATGATCTGCTCCTGTGCTCTTTCTCCTACCTGTTGGGTGGCATTAAGTGCCCAGTAAACACTGTTGCTCTTTTTGTCGCCTACGATACCAACATCAGATTTGTTGATATCGACAGGTTTGATTTCAATCCCTTCCGTTTGATTCATCTCATTGATGTAACGAGGGAAATCATCTTTACTTGCACGAGACAAGGCGACCGACCAAAACTCCAACGGATAGTGTACTTTCAGCCACAAAGAATTGTAAGCGTTGATAGCGTAACTTGCTGAATGTGAACGGTTAAAAGAATAAGCTCCAAACTTTTCCATCTGCTCCCAAAGAGCTTCCGCACTCTCTTTTGTTACCCCTTTTTCACCAAATCTCTTTACATATCCATCTACAAATTTAGGACGCAATTTCTTAATTTTGTCCATTTTTTTCTTACCAATTGCAGCACGTGCAATGTCTGCTTCTTCTTCCGTAAATCCAGCAAGGGTTTGAACTGCTTTGATGATCTGTTCCTGGTATATCCAGACAGAATAAGTATTTTCCAATATTTCTTCTGTACCAATAGGATATTCAGGCTCTTTCTCGCCATTTTTCAATGCAATATAATCCATGTGAAAGCCGTTTTCCATTGGCCCAGGACGAAACAAGGAGAGTGCAGCAATCACATCATCCATATTTTTAGGCTTCATTTTCTGCGTGTAAGAAGAAAGTCCCTTTGCAGAGAATTGGAATATATCGCTAAGCCAGCCATTTGCAAAATAGCGGTACACTTCTGGATCATCATATTCTATATCTGTATAGAGATTGATTCTCTTTCCAGTATTCTTTTCTATCAAATTCAAAATGTCATTGAACTTGTCAAGCTGTTCGATCCCTAAAATATCTTCTTTCAAAAAGCCTGCCTCATCCATTTCTCCGCCTTCCCATTCGCTAACGACAAGATCGTCCACTTTTCTTACAGGACACCACTCATACATTGTCTTTTCCTTTGGGAAAATCATCATGGCACAAGCATGAATGGAAGCTGCCTTTTGTTGCCCAAGAAGAAGGAAAACGACATTCATCATTTCGGGATATTTGTTCACGAATTGTGCTATTTCTTCCTTTCTACAGGCAAGTCTTAGAAAATCTTCCTCCGTCTTCACATCTTCTATCATTTTGGAAATTCTTCTAAGCGTAGGAATGGAAGCTCCATAAATCTTTCCTACGTCATTTATAGCTTGTTTTATCTGCAAGGTAGTGTATGTACCTACAGAACAAACCTGTGTTTCTCCAAAACGTTCTTCCATGTATTTTTTAACTGCCGGACGATACTCTCCCGGCACATCTGTATCAATGTCTAACTCTCCCCCTTGTCCGAAAACAAGGGGGCAATTAATCAGGGAGCGATCCAGACACAAATCGCTCCACTGTTATTTTTTTAAGCTCTTTAATTTTCATATTTTCTGTTCTATCTATTAAACCAATATATCGTCACCTACTTTTAAATTTTTGGTAGTAACATTGATAGGAAGAATCTTTTTAGTTCCATCTTCCAGTGTCACTTCGTAAACTTCCTGCTTTTCAAAGTGTCCCAAACGTCCTTTTGTCAAAAATCTTTCAAAAAGTAAGTTAAACTTCAAAGGATGCGTATTTATGATACCAAAAAGATAAGAAATTAGTGAACCTGATGCACTTCCACGACCGGCACCTAACAAAATGTTGTTTTCCTTACACCAATTTACAATATCTCTTAGAACCAAAAAATAATCAATAACACCACCAAATTTAATAATGGATGATTCCCTTTCAATCCTTTCTACCAATACATCTTCTGAATAGTCTTCTAAAAGTTCCGGCTTATTCTTTATGCCTTCATAGATAAGGGAATCAAACATATCTTCGTTGGATTCATACTTTTCTTTTTCCTCTTTTGTCATTTCGTAACGAGGAAGATGTCTACTATCAGTAGGAATTTCAAAGTTGCAACTTTCCGCAATCATATCCATATTTTCCCGTGCCTTTAAATAAAAGGCTTCCCCTATAGACTGATCCCCAAATAAAGAAAGAAGTTCTTCCATGTAAGTCACTTCATCCTTAAAATACTGGTTGTAGGATTTATGATTAACCTTCTTTCCTATTTTATTTACAGTTTCCCTTAAAATGTAATACTCTGGTTCAATATAGAAGGCATCGCAAAGGGCAACTGGCTTCATTTTCGACTTATAAAAGGCTTCAAAGTTTGTAAGATATTCTGTATCTCTGTTGAACTTTGCATATTCCACTGTATCGGCTTGCCAAAACACGTTATACTTGTTTCTTAAAAGAATAGGGACATCAGTATAATCAATTGTTTTTGGATCAAAAACAATAAACACATCAGTTACATGCTCCGACATGTCTTTAGGGGTTATGAATTTACCGGAAGAATCACAATTAATGATCTTGTTTAACGCAAGAAGATGCTGCCACCCCTTTTCGTTTTGGGCATAAATTTTGTAAGTGAATGAAATGTCTTTTTTCTCATCTTTTACAGGAACTTCCATTCCGAACACAGGAATGATCCCTACAGATTTGCAAGCGTTCTGAAACTTTAAAGCTCCTGCAAGCGTTCCTTTTTCCACTATCCCAAGACGTTCAATCCCTAAGAATTTGGCTTTCTTTACCCAATCGGAATATAAACTTGTTCCATTCAGAAGCTCAAATGAACCGTGTACACCCAAAAAATTAGAAGAAAGTCCTGCCACTTCGCTTTGCCCTCTCCATTTTACACGATTCAGCTTAGGGTCACGTTCCTGTCCTTTCTCTATAGTGTACCATACGCCACCAAAACGAAAGACATATCCATCATATTCGGTAGTTTCATTGTCCCACCGAAAATCTTCATCAAAGAAATACCCATCATCATTTGGAGGGAAAAGCTCGTACGTCTTCCCTCCAAATGACACAGTATAGTTTTCCCTGTCAGAAGTGTATTGTATTGTATTGGAAGAAAGATATTCTTCCAACTCGTTAAACAGATTTTCCATATTTCTTCTTTTCGTTTTCTATCGGCAAATATACAACTATTGCATACAATAATTGAAGTTTTGCCGATTTTAACAATGAATTTAACGTAAATTCATTCTTGTAGAAAGTACACTCTTTATAAACTTTACCCTATTAAAAGGAGTGTCGTTTGGTATAACTTCGTAGGGCAATCTCTTGTCTATTAAGAATCTCCTTATCTCACTGTCCCATTTTCTTCTCCTGTTTTCATCGCTCAATCTTTCTCCATCACTTTCAACATTCCAATAGATAGGAAAATAAAAGATAACGGGAAGATGATACTCATTAAGGCTTATCAAATCCGACTGCCGCCTTAATTCATTATCTAACGAAATCGAATAGGGGAGTGTTCTTGTGAATGTATGAACATCAATAACGCTTCTATCGGAAATATAGTTTTCTCCATGTAGCACTTCAAGATACTTGTCAAATATCGCCCTTTGATTAGGGACAGAATTAAAGGAAGGGTCTATTTCCCCTTCCTTTACAAGTTGTCTTGATATGCTGCCTATTTTGGCGAATCTGGCAAACGACCTATCCTTTTCGATAAGATCAAAAACAGATGTCTTTCCAACGCAAGAAGCTCCTAAAAAAGTAATAGCACGTACCATAATAGTTACCGGTTGTCACCGCCCCCATGTATTTTATTCTCGGCTTTTCTTTTAGCCAGCTTTTCTACATTTCCCTTTGCAATAGACGATAAACAACAATCTCCCTTATTGCCTTCAATATAAACAGCAAGGTTCTGTAATCCTTGTAAAATTTGTTCCAAAGCCTTGTGACACGCCTCTTTTCTTTTTTCTGGGAATCCAGCTTTGTAATCATCATCCCGGAAAAATTTCTTTACATGCCCGTTGATAATGCCTACTTGTTGTAGCAAATAAGAAGGGCTTAAACGATAAACATCATCGTCATTCAGTTTTAAAATGATTTCGGGAAATTCCAATTCCGGCAAATCAAGTTCCTGCCTTATCATGGCAACATACCAAAGGACATCTCCTATTTCCTTTATAATTTCCTTTGCTTCGGCTGCGCAATCTACTTTTTCATAAACTTCTGCCAGTTCATTGGTAAGGCCCATTGTCACATACGGAATAGCTACCTCTTTTGGATAGCAAGCTGTTGAAGCTGCGTGAGCTTCATACTCTTTAAAATTCATAGTTCGAAATAATTTATTGATTTATAATAATTTACCATCAAAACACATTACAAGTTTCTGTATCTTGATTTCTGAATAACTTACATTTTTCTTCTTTTTGCCTATCTGAATGCAAACCGTCTGATCCTTCATGTTGTTTCCCAATACAGAATATTCATTGTCTTTATAAATGACAACCTGATTCTTCCCAAGCAAATGAACAACGTCCCAATACCACTGTGAAGCACGCTTTTTCTTATCATTACTATACTGGAAATTGGGAAGTCCGAAAGGATTCAAGAACTCGTTCTCATAAAAGTTCAAAAACTCTTCCGTTGACATAAAAATAGAAGGTTTGAAGTGACGTTTGAAAAGAAGCTCTATCCTTTCCTTTTTGAACTCTGCTATATCAGAAGCCATCTTGATAAATTCCGGACGATCAAAAATAAGGCTTCTTACTTTGTTTGTAAGGTATTCCAGTTGAAGTACCTTCAAATATTCGTCTACCGACAATTCTCTGCTTTTTTCCATGATGATGATGATGTTATGAAAAATATTAAATTCAATAAAACCTATTACATTTCTTTATAAGTTTCGGAATGTACCTTATTAACAAAATACATTCGTAATCCTTACCGGGTTAAACAATAACCCTCTATCAATTATCCTACGAATTGATTCACAGGAATCACCAACTACTTTTCTCATAATGTTCAATGCACCATTTACATCAGCATTAATGAGCTTTCCTACCGAAGATTGAAACAACCCTCGTTTCTTCCTTCTTCCTAAATAGCTATCATGTCTTCCTATCTTCTCAAATGCAAGAGAGTCACATTTTGAAGTATATGATTCTTCATGAATAACTATTTCAATACCAGCTAATTCACATTTGTATTCTAAGTAACTAACTAATCTCGCAAAAGGGATTTGTACAAACTTTTGGTTATTCTTTTTACCCATATTCACATTTTGTTTCCACCCCTTGTTATAGCCTACAACTAATTTTGTTATCTTAAAATCAACAAGCAAATCGACTATCTTTCTACTGATTTTATGAAAGACATCTTCTATGTACTGTTCTCTATCATAATATAATTTCTTTATACGTCTCGTCATTCTTTTTATCTTTTGTAAATCATTTATACTATTTAATTTAGCAAGTGTTTTATTAAATAATTGATTGTATGATTTAACAAATTTACCACTAAACAAAACAGCAAAGTCTTCACTTACCAATGTTACAAGATTGTCAATCCCCAAATCAATTGAAGCAACTTTCTCTTCCCTACCTTTAGACACTTCAGTATTTTTTACCTCATAAATGATTTCTATTTTATATCCACATGCTAATGGTTTTATTCTAATCTGTTTGAAATCTTTTATCAGATCAGAATATTTTTCATATTGAGGAATGCTTATTGAAAGATCTTTTGATAGGATTATTCTCCCATCTTTTATTTTGCAACTCTGATTTGTGTAATACAAATTAAATTCAGAACCTCTCTTTTTGTAATTTGGAAGGCCTGGTTTTTCTTTGCATTTATTAGGATTTTTCTTATAATCTTGGACAGATTTGTAGTAACCTTTAATGTTTTTATCAAGAATACGAAGAACTTGTTGTGAACATTGCGCCTTCAATAATCTATAATTAATATCTCCATCCAAGTTCTTAGTATTCTTCATAATGGAATCAAGTTCAAAATAGGAAAGCCATTTGGATTCATCTTTCAATGTTTCCCGAAAGACATACAAAGCTTGGTTATACAGGTTGTTACTAACCTTGCACAGCTTCGATATCTCTTTATTCTTCCCTATGTTGAACTTATAGACTAATCTCATTTTCTAAATCCTTACTTACGATTTCAAGTTTATTTTTTCTTCTTTTCGAGTACATTTTCATAGCAAAACAATGAAGCATGGAAATAATTTCTCCAAATATCTCTGATTCATTTGTTTCTCTATCTTCCGTATTGTTTATTACAATAATCTCACACCCAAACTCCCTGAAAAGTTTTTCAAACAGATCAAAAGAAATTCTTGACAACCTATCCTTATATGTTATATAAACAGTCTGTATTTTTCTATCTATGATATCGTTAAACATTCCAAGGAACTGCTTCCTATCGAAGTTCATTCCACTTGCAATATCTTTGTATGATTTATCAACTCTTATCCCATTGTTATTGCAATAAGATACGATTGATTTTTCTTGGTTTTCAAGGTCTTTCTTTTGCTTGTTTGTAGAAACTCTTGAGTATGAAACCGTTAACCTTCTTGTTGAATAACCGGCGAGTGAATATACATCATCTTCATTGTAATCATAAAAACCATTCGGTTTTGTGATTACTCTGGTTTTACCTACTTTGACATATTTAGTCAAAGTAGGTCTTGTAATTTGTAATATTTTTAATACTTTATTCGTTTTCATACCGCAAGTATATTGTATTATTTCAAATACAATATACTATTAATTATATTTAACTATTTCCTTAATCATATATGATTTTTGACAAAGTTAGCTTTTACACCCATAACTTCTTGATTTTAGATACATAAAAATTAATAGGATCATAGAGATTGCTTAGCACATCGTCCAAATAATCTATATCCATATCTCCTGGATCAACCCCTGGCTTATAAAGATAGGCTATCTTTGTGTTGAATTTCTTTCCCAACATAAGTCCTGCGCTTTTCGATTCTTCCACAGTTGCATCATCATACATAAGGATCACATTCTTGATACCTTTTCTTTCCAAGTAGGAGATTTGTTCCTTGCTGATGCTATTTCCAAACGTAAAAACACATTTCAAACTGTTGCAATCCCAAAGCTGCAAAAGATTGTCTATTCCTACCTTGTCAAACAACCCTTCCACTATGATAACATCTTTGACCGAAGAAGAAAGCTCGTCAAAGCCTCCCAGTATCCTCGTGAAGTTTGTTCCTATGCTGTTTTCGTATCTTAAATGAGGTTTAGTCCCTGTTTCCTTTGCCCTTTCCAAATCCTTTTTATGCCATTCTTTAGAATACCTACTCCTTCCAAGCCATCCTACCAGTTTACCATCCATCTTCATTTTGAAAATGATATAGTTTCGCAAATTCTTTTCAAGAACGGAATTTGTTTCGGAAGGTTCAAAAAGATCGTAATGGTATTTCTTAAAACCCCTTCCATCAAGATAACTGTCTGATAATATTCTTTTAAGACGGAAAGGAAGTTTCGGAACAGGAAGCTCTTCTTCCTCGTTTTCCTCTTTCTCATCTTTCAAAGGAGTAAGTTTTGTGTTTATGGAATTTTGATATTCCATCCGTATAAGATCTTTTCTTCCTACCTTTTCCAAAAAATCCTTGAAAGATGCTTTTGTTCCACATTTCCAGCAATGGAAAACTCCCCCGTGCACATCTATCTTGACACCCCATTTCTTTTCCTTCCCACAATAGGGGCAAGGCATCCCTTTATTTGAAAGCCACCCTTGCGAACCGAATATTCTAAGTCCGAACACAGCCTTTACTTCTTCTTCGTCAATCCGTATCACATCACTAAAATTTAGATTATCCTTTTTAAACGCTTTCCATCTTTTGTTCGTCAGACTTTTTCTTCCTTGCCGTCTTTTTCGCTTCCTTCCTTTCAGATATTTGGTTGTACATCTCCATTGTCCGTCCTCTGTGATAGAACCTGCGCTTGTCATAATTGGTAGCAATCGTTATCACTTCTTGACTTTCTTTGTAGTCACGCAATTTGTCCACATAAATACGTGCCGTGCCGTTGGACTTTTCCTCTATTGTCATATTTAGCGTAAACACAAAGGAAAAAGGTTTTATAAGTGTCTTGTCTCCTTCCGTATAGGAACGGTCTATTACTTTGTCAGGATTGTTCCATACTTCAAAAGGCACATCACTTGTTTGTGTTGCTGTGATAATAGGAGCTTCAATCTCGTCGGCAAGGTTCTTTAGAAGCTGTGCGCAAGTCTGTAGCTTTTCTTTCTTGTGATCCGGGTCGCTGTCTATCTTTTTGGAAATGCCGGTCTTTACCAAGTCCAAAGAATCCAAAACTACCAACCCAGGAAAACGCCCATGTGTATTGAAATAATCATAACATAACTGCCTTACATCGCTCATAGAAGCCTGTCCGAACTTCTTGAAACCATACACCTCTATATCCGAACCGGCTTCCCTAATTTCTTCAATCGCCTTTTCGATCTTTTTCTTATCGTTGGGATCAATGTTACCTGATTTGATATTGGAATAGGACTGGTTTGACCAAAGCTGATCATATATCTGCATACAGGCTTTAACACCGCCTTCCAACTGAATATGAAGAACCGAAACGCCTCTAAGGGCAGCGGAATAGCCGTGCCATTTTAATACGGTCGTTTTTCCCGTGCCGCTGCGAGCAATCCAAAGCGTTGTATCACCTATTTCCATGCCACCGAAAGATACATCGTCCAACCTGTCAATTCCGAAAGGAATTTTTACCGGCTTTTCCATTATTGTAGCAGCATCCATGCGTCTTTCAAGCATACGCTGCTGGAAACCCCCGAAAACAGACTGGAAACCCCCTGATTTGGAGCGAAAGGACATCTCCACGATTCTTTGCGATTCTTCCGCGTTTATACGGATAGCTTCTTCCTTCTTTCCTTCTTCGTAAAGGTCATGTACCCTTTTGGAAAGAAGTTCAAATTCCGTCTCTTTCACAAACGATTGGAGTTGGTCTATTGCTATTTCTCTGTCTATCAAATTGGCTTTCTTTATTTCCTTTGCGGCATCCAACACAAAGTCATTATCGGAAAATTTTTGACAGATAGCACCAAGTGCAGGGAGTTTCCCCTTTTCTCTATATTGTTCGACAGCTTCTCTTAGTATGAATTTATACCCAGACCATTCTTTAGGGATCAATTCATATTTTAGATGCTCCGAAGCTATACACATTATGACTTCATCCGAAAACATCAATTTAAATATTTCGGACATAAAGCCAGGATTCAGTTTATTCACGATACCAAAATTTTAAACTAAATTGATACTAAAGCCACTACTTTCACCTTCTTCTCGTAAGGTATTTATACAAAAAAACGACGAAAGGCATATATCATCGTGTCCCGAACTTGCTTCCAGTTTTCCTTTATCACTTCTGAAGGTGATAGAAGCAAATTCACTGAACATCATTTCTACCTTTTCTCTTGTCTCGCCTTCCTTATAAGGAACTTTTATCTGACCTCTTTCAAACATGGCAGACAAAGAAGGAAGTCCGGTGTACAAGTCCTTCTTATTTCCTTCCGTAGTGGTAAATTGTTCGATATTAGTAAGTCCTCTTTCTCTTGCAAGTGCCGATAATATCCCCTGAAATCCGTTGGCTTCGCACACAATCTTGTCAGGCTTATACAGACGATTGAAAAGAACAATCTTGTCCACCTGCTCATTATGAGACATGCCTTTTGCACGGAAATAGTTTATAAGATAATAATTGCCTGAAAAGTCAACTCCCCAAACAGAATATACGGTGTAGTCAGCACCAATATTACCAGAGACGGCAAAGTCACACCCCACTACTACCCTTTGAAGTTCAAACGGATAGAACTCTATACTGTCCGCAAAGGAAACCTTATCCATGCCGGTAGTTGCCCTTCTAAGATATTCATAAGGGAAAATAGTTGAGTTATCCGAAATAGGAATCACAAGGTATTCTCGTGCAAACACAATAGAACCAAGCTCTGTCCTTTTCCTTTTTATATCTTCAAACATATACCTGTCAGGAGCAAGAGGTCGTCCGTCTGGGAATATGATAGGATATTCGAACAGATAAAAACGCTTATCTCCCTTAATGACATTGTACAATTCGTTAGGAGCAGTAGAATAAGGCGTACCGGACACAATCAGATATCCGTAAGGCTCAACAATAGGAGTGATAGTTCCTCTAAATGTTTCCTTTAGCTTTTCTCTTTGCTCATCACTGTAAAGAGAACTTTCATCCGGCATATCATCTATGATTGCTGCTCCAACGTGCAAACCACGAATAAACCCATCCTTACCACGAACATGAAGAATTGCACCATTTTCGCCTTCTATTGCCGTCTCTCCAAGTTTAGCCTTACCGTTCGGATCAAGTTTTTCTTTTAATATATCATTGGTGGATATTTCCTCTATGATTTTGTTCACATGCACTTTTGCAAGTGTCATTGTATTTGTGATCATAGCGGTTTCTTTTCGGTTCTTATTGTCTATCGTGTCCCCTCCGTACAACATAGGACGTGTATAGGAGTATAACCTCCATAAAGGGAATGCGTAACACCACTCGAAGCTGTTGTGCGTTACTGTGCCGTCAGCGAGTAAAAACTTATGATCTCCGTCACAAGCAAAACCGTAATACTCACCTTCATCCAGTAAGGATACAAAGATTTCCGTTTTCTTGAATTTCCCATCTCTTGAAACTCTGTAGCCTTCATATTTAGCACCTCTCCTTTGGTTCATTTCGGCGATTTCAACAGGAATATAAGTGCCGTCAGCAAGACAAAGAATGTGGCCTTCGCTTACTATATAGCTATCTCCACCTTTCTGCCTTACTTCGTACATATAGGTTTCTCCGTGATGCAGTTCCAAGACATTGCGACATTTCAAGTCTTGTCCCATTACCTTGTCACCTACTCTTATGTCCTGGACTTTTTTTAGCGAACCATCTGCCATAACTATCAAAGCATCAGGAGCTTCGCACTTTCCACTACTTCGCGAACACAAATAACTACTCCAGGGAAATAACTGTGTAAGATTCCCCCATTCCAAGTTTCGCCATCCCATATTGAAATTAGAAAGGACTGTCGCCTTGAAATAATTAAAAGACAGAATCCTTAGATTTTCATCCATTGAAGCAAACAGATTGTCCACATACCCCAGCTTTTCCGTGTCAAGCGAACGACCGAAATTCATGGCATACTCGGTCTGGTTGATTATAGTGTCTAACATTTTATCCAAATCCTTTCTACTGCCACCCGAAAACAAAGATCGCACAGTAGTGGAAGGAAGTCGGTCTATAATGTCGTCCACTGTCGTAAACAACCTTTTTGATTGTAGTTCAGTAAGTATTCCTCCTTTTGAATTGTATATGACAGCCATCCCTATAAAGCAAATTTTTCTCGGAAAGGATTTCGCGCAGATGAAGTTCCACTGTCAGACATACCCTCTCCCCTTAACTTTTTTACAAAATTGATCATCAAAAGCGCATTAGCATAGGTATCATCACCCGCACGATGTGCATTCACCAAATCAATACCTTCTTTTTCGCAAACGGTATGAAGCTGATAGTTTTCCAATTCAGGATATGACATATGTGCCATTTGCATAGTGTCAATGGAAAACTTTACATACTTCCTTAAATCATCCCCCATGAACTTGAAGAAGTTCTCCAAAAAGGCATTATCAAATCCTACTATGTTATGTCCGCATAACGTGCACAATTGCCGGGGATTTTTGTACTTCTTAAAAAGTGCCTGACATTTCTTGAATATATCCTTCAGAGATATAGTCTTTTCCTTTTGAATTGTTTCTGTTATCCCATGTATTGCTTCTGCTTCTGAAGAATAGATAAGACCTTCTTTATAATCACGCGGAAATATCATAGACAATTCTTCGCAAACTTCCAACTTTTCCATGTCTATTACTACAAAGGCCAATTCTATCAATGCTATAGTATCAAAAGCCGGTTTTTCTGCGGAAGGAATACTACCTGACTCAATGTCGTAGCATATTATATATTTACTCGAACTTTTCACGTTATTAAAAATTTTAAATTTTATTTATCAAATTTCCACATTATAAAATGTTTACCCTAATAGGGTTAAACGCTACATCATTATTTGTTTCCCGTAAACTCTTGCTATCTCAAACTCTGCCATGCAACCTTTTGATGTCGCCCAATCAAAAACAAAATAAACAGCATCACACTCCAAAAGGGCCTTTATACTTTCTCCCATGTAATAGGAATACGGTTTATCCGGTTCGCTGCAAGCGTCAAAAGGTGTTATCACTTCATATCCCTTTTCTTCGAGCCATTTCTTGACTTGATTTGCATATTTCTTTGTTTCTTCCAAATCATGCCCTGTTATAGGCAAGCTAACATACACTTTTGTTTTCATCTTCTAAATTTTTGTCTATTTGTATCTCTTACAAGCTGCCAAAGTCTTACATTTCCTCCTTCCGGTACACATGGATCGATATACAGATTTCCTCCACCTATATAAGCAGGAACATTCCCTGTCGTGCTATAAGCTCTAATATCCCACAGAGTGAATTTCTTACCATTTCTTTTCGAGAAATGTTGATTGAAATACTCTGTCATTCCTGTAAGATTCAAATTTTTAGTTAATATTTCCACACTCTATCAGTTTAAAACTAATTTCAGTCTATCGAAATCACGAGAACAATCATTCTCGTTTTCATATCGTATATGGATATTTTTATAGGGGTTGTCTTTTAAATTGACAGCATCCGGCATTTCATTTATGATTATTTCCGGTATCCCCTCATCCGTATATTTCATTTCAGCAGAGACTATGTATATCCTTGTAAGTGCCAATTTCCCATTTGAAAAGACAAATAGTCTCTCTTTTTTGAAATAGTTCTTTTCGCTCCATTTCGTATATTCTTCTATGAAATCCGCTACACTTGTATCGCTTGGAAAAGCAATCACATTCTCCAGCTTCTCTTTGAAAACATTCATCTTCATATCCCCAAGCAATTCGGAAATAGAAGTCAAGAGCAATTCCATGTTTTCATTTAATCGCATTTTCATCTTCTCCTATCTCAATTAATGTATTCCATTCTCTAAGAACACATCGGTTTCTGCCATTTTCTGCTTCTACCACTAACATCGTTCCATCTTCCACAGGGTAGGAATCAATCACTTTCCCTTCGAAGTAGTTTCCTTCTTCTGTCCAACATACTTTCATAGTATCAAAATTTATAAGTTGTACATTTCGCTTTTAACTTTCTTAATATATTTCTCCGAAACCTTTCCTCTATGGAGAACAATCGCCTTATCAATATCCTTGTTTGGATTATAATGTTGTTGATAAATATCAAACATTTCTCTTGCTTTAATAGGATTAAATCTATCATTGTAAGAATAAATACGTTTTCCTTCGATACGGTTCACTTCATCCACATAGATTTTCAACATCTGAAACCTACCGGAAGCGGAGCTTGTTTTATTCCTTGCATTATCATCACAACTGGATTCAACCATACAAATAGCATGAACCAATCTTTCCCAAACAACTCTATCCATTATTTCTTTCTTTTCTTCGTCATTGACAATAGAAACTCTAACATCAGAAACGAAAAGTGGGAATAAAGATAGTATTGAAACAGCAACTATTTTTCTCATAAAATCTCTCTTTCATTAAACTCATGTAACCTATGACAAGCAGAACAAAGAAGCTCAATGTTATCTTTGTCCATTTTCAAGTCTGGTCTTGCCCCTCTTGATCGTATGTGTGAAAAGAAAATGGTTTTCGGTTCATCCCCTAAAGGCTTTCCACATTTTACACATACATGTTCTCTTTCTTCCCATATTTCCATGAATAGGGATTTAAGATCACCTCTTCTTTCTTTTCCTATTTTCTTGTCGCATTCTTTGCAGAGCCACTTCATCCTGTTATAGATATAATGGCTCTGCTTGCAACAGACACAAGGTCTTGCTTCATATTTTTCTTTCTTTTGTAGTCCCATATTGCCAGTTACCCATACTGTCAAAATTTTAAAGCTTTCAACCTTTCAATCTGTTTTTCCAATGACAATATCCGTTTTCTAATCTTTTCATTAGTTCTTTTCCTTGCTTCTTCTTCGGTAAAGAAAACGTCACTGCCTACTTTTGAAAAAAACGCATTCTCCTTTGACGATTACCAAATCCTTATCCTTAAGCTCGCCACTCCCCTCCACAATAACCTTGTCTATAGTTCCATTTGTAAGGGCATAGCGTACATCATACATTGTTCTTTCTTCTTTCATATCGCATTTTTTGTATTTTGTTAAACCTCTCTACTAATTCAATTACCCAATCTATCATTTCTTCACTCCTTTTATCCGAAAGATAGATAAAACCAAAGCTCTTTAGGCATTTGAGGTTTCCGAACCGTCCATACCTTACGACCAAAAGCTCTGCTCTTTTTGTGTCATAAAAGCAAGGAACAATCTTTACTTCAAGTTCTTTCTTTCTTTTCATTCTCTTTTTCTTTACATAACCGTATATATCTGCAACCTTTGCATTTTTCTTCATCAAGCAAATAACCATCGAAGCTATCGCATAGGATATATCCTTCAGGAGAATCAAAATAGAGTTTCCTTTGCTCGTCCAGGTAACTTTCCGAAACACCTCCTTCACTTTCTATAGGATTAAAAAGTTCATTTTCCATCACAAATTTAGAAGTGAAGTATATGTCCCTTTTTGTTCTTTTTCTCCATCTGTCTATGGCTGTTTTCCCTATGACATTCATAAGAGGAACTATCGGAAGGTTAGATAAAGAAAGAACAAACATCTGTCGATTGAACTGAAACGTAAGATATTCCCAAAGATTCCCCACTTTATCGTTGGACAAAAACTCATCCAATTTCTCCCTGTCCTTTCTTTTTGGACGGAACTCGTAAGCTGGATTGCTTGACAGTTTTCCTTGTAAATAACTGTAAATCAGTTTAAATTCCTCTTTTCTTGTCATATCGAAATTGCAATTATTGCATACAAAAACTTAATATTTTTGAAGTTAAAAGAAGGGGAAATTTCTCTCCCCTTACACCGACAAAAATACAATTATTGTATTTATTCCCAAAGCAAATTAATGTTAAAAATTTCCTCTGTCTGCTTTTCCACCTTTTTATAGCGGTTCTGTGTGTTCATATCTCTCTCTGCCACAATATCATAGTCATTTTTTATAATTTCCTTATCAAGCGACCGGCAGAACCACAAACAAATTTCATCCCCAGCTTCCATGTCACCAAGCGATACCGGCTCTTCCTCTTTTGCTTCATAAAATTGAATCCAATAAGGCTTTTCGTTCATGGAAGATGTACGTGAAGTAACCGGATTTTCTTCTTCATCCCTATTCATTCCGATAGCTCCTACCGTGATTGTTCCATAGGGGTTATCCGTTACAGAAGAAAACCATAACTCAACGTTTTTAAGTGTTTCTGCGCCCTCATTTTTCAAAACAAGGGCAACATATTGGCTACGAGGATTTGAAGCCAAATTAAGGCTTATTTCATCAAATAAATTACCAAATACATCATTAGGCACAGATGTAGAAGATTTATACCCTCCCAACGAATCTGAAACTTTGGACTGCGGACTGTTATATCCCGAACTGACCGTATAATAAAACCGTAGCATAAGCCTTAACTTTTAGAAGTTGACATGAATATATTCCCAAGCGACCAATATTCGCTTTTCACTTCATTGTAAACAGATACCGTGCCGCCAGAATTTTGTACACGAGCGATATAATATTCATCCACTTCTTTGTCTGGCGGAGTGCTGATGCTTACTTCTGGGACTAAAGAAATGGCATAATCGTCATAAGTGTACAAACCGTTTCGTTGTTCGGAAGTCAATACACCTCCCAAAGGAAGTGTCCCAAGCACAATAGCTCTTAAATTCGATTCCGCTACAAATGTAGTTGCGGATGTAAGAAGTAAGTTTTGGCTGTCAATTATGTTTACAATCTGATAAACGCCATTATTCAAAGGAACAGAACCGTCTTGTTTTTCAAACCTAATAGAAATAGGAGTTGACGAAGACTGCCCTCTCACCTTGCCTGAAAAATCAACCGAACCAGACACAATACCTTGTGAGTTTACGCTTACATATCCCTTTTCGTAATTTCTTGTTTTGTAAGCAATCTTCACCCAATAGAAATTACTGTCATTCGGTACAACGATGTTGTCTTCTACATTGATATCTATAAAGTTCCCAGCACTGGTAAGAGCCATGCCGGGCAACACCTTTATGGTACCGGAATTAGTGCCTGTTTCCACTTTAAAAGGTTCTACAAGATTTTCGCTTTCTTCTGGTTTGTTGACTGTATTAGGATTGATCTTAGATGGGTCATTCGTAATCATCCCAAAAGAATAAGATGCCTGTAGCACCGCCTTCATAAGCGGTGCTGTAGCAAAGAAAGAAATCATATTTGAAAGTTCTTCTTTCTCTAAAAAAACATTTCTACTAACATTTAACTTGCTCATACTCAATATTTTAATTATTTTTGACTTACTATTTCCATCCACTTGGGACACCCTCGCAATTCGTACCTGTAAAAGTCTGACTATGACTTGTTACGTTATTGTTCCCAGACTCCGTTATCTTTACATAATTGGATGATCCTGTAAGGATTTGAATAACAGGAACAGTTCCAAGTTTCGAACAACCATAAAACATTCTGTCCATATTAACCTTTCCTACGCCTGCCACTGACCTATCATATAGGGATGTGTATGAAACCGCATAGGTTTGTCCTGTTCCTAAAGAAAGATTTGTACAGTTTGCAAACATTTCAGTGCAATTCAAATTACCACTGATATTCTCAAAATTGGTATTATTAAACTGATTTCCTATATCCACATTCACAGGTCGTGCAGATGTTCCTGGTTGTCCTACATAATTCCCTGTTCTTCCAAAAGAAGTGAGTGACGTGCATCCTGCAAAGCATCTCCTAAGATTAGTAAGTGTCGTAAGATCATTAAAGAACTTAGCAGGAATTTGTTTCACACCCGTGTTCTCAAACATACTTTCTGCATTCTGCAACTTTCCATTCTTCATATCAAAAGAAGATATATCAGATAAATTCCTACAATTCGCAAACATTCTTGAAGCGTTTGTTACACTTGACGGAAGCCCTTGTCCATAAGGAATAGACAAATAAGTACAATCCTCAAACAATGACTGCATATTTGTTGCCTTCGAAGAGTAAGAAAACATAGCGGTAGACCAGCCGTCGACAAGACTTGTACAACCGACAAAGCAACCAGCAAAAGAAACAATGTTTGTGCAATATCTGAACCATAATACCGGAAGTTCGGTTATGGCTGTGCAGCCTTGAAATGTATATTGCATATACTGTGCATTCGTTGAATTGCTAAATGGAGAACTTGTAGCTGATTGACCTCCTGTATTTTTCAAAGCCGTACATGCAAAAAATACAGCATGGAAATCTTCTGTGCCGCCTCCCCTTCCAAAAGTACCATTGCCAACGCATGAAGTCAAACTCTTACAACTTCTAAACAAGGAAGAATGATAAACACATGAAGTAGGAACAAGTTGACCACTCGGGAGACTTGTAACCCCACTGCTCCAGAAAGCACCCGCACAAGAATTACCTGTCATTTTGGTAAACAAACCAGAAGGAATAGACCTAAGACTTGTACAATCTCTAAACCAACAGATAACACCCCCTGAAATAGAAGGAATTGTGTTTGTTGCAATCGATGAAAGACTTGTACATCCTCTAAAGGCAGAATGGTTGCCGCCGGCAGCGTCCACATTATAAGTGCCAGAACTTCCCTGAATAGAAAATGATTCGGGCCACTGTTTGATTGCAGTAGCTCTTGTATGATTTCTGAAATTGGCATACACAGTAGAAGGGTTACTTGTATTTCTACTTCCGCCTTGTACTCTTACTTCTCTCCCCACTATTTCATAAACGCCATTTGATACAGATGGCGTTTGAGGCGATCCGCTATAAGAAACGATAAGAGCTTTCCAAAGATAAAGGTAAATACTGCTCCCTCCTGCGTTCGTTGATTCATCCCCTGTCCCTACACATTCCGAATCCGTAGCGGAAGCATACACATAACCTCCAGAAGGAGAAGAAACCGTTATCCTACCACTTCCATTTGTCTGATCTGTACCACTGTAATAAGACGATCCGTCAGGCGCGGTAGTTCTTATATTCACGGAAGCATAAGGTTGCAATACATTTTCCTTTCTAAGATAAATATAAGTTGTCGTAAGCTCATAGTCAAGAGTGAAATCTATATACGTGTCAGCTCCCGATATTGCAATATTGTTTTTCGTTTGGGATTGATAATTGTCTGCCGTACAAGTGGCATTATACGACCCTGATTGTATTCCAGTAAGTGTAAGCTGTCCTTGTGAGTTGGTGTACCCACTCTTTCCTCCATAAGTCACGTAAGCTCGATTAATATTATACCCATTTCGGGATTTTACTGTAATATGAGCACTGTAAGTCTTGTTAGAAATACCTACCCTTTGTTGTGGCATTGATTCCTGATTAACTGTGACAGAACCTTCCGTAGGCTGATAGTCATAAACGGAAACTTCATATCTGTAAGTTTTTCCCATCTGCATCGTAAAGGTCGTTGTGCCGTCCGCCCCTGTATTTTGCGTACTAAGTCCTTCTGGTTTTACAGAAGCTCCTGAAACTGGAAGCCCTGTATCGGAATTATAAACATAGAACTGCACTCTCGTTTCTTTTCTTGGCATTGCAACATTCACCGTCTTTGGAAGGTCATTTGGTTGTACAACCCCTGTCTGGTCACTGAAATATTGCTTCGAAGCCACCCAATCATAACGCATTCTCGGAACAGAGAATTTGATCTGTCCGTTACTTGTCAGACCTGTTTGTTCTCCTGCACCTCCCCTGTTAAGTGTTATTCTTGTGCCGTTGGAAATGATACCGTTATCCTCTGTTACAACAAATGTAAGATCATATAAAGTTTGATCCATATAGATGCTCACCACTTGATCATTTCCATTTACAGTAAATTGCTGCTCTCTGTCCTCATATTCCTCATAGGATGCTACGACAGTGTATTGCCCATTAGGAAGCTCCAACACAACGCCGGAAGAATCTTCCTGCACAAAATCCTTATCGTTTACTTTCACTTTCGCGCCTTCAACGACTGTTCCTCCCGCACCGTACACCTTGATAGTAGTCTTGTAGGTAAGCTGTTTCAAATCTATCGTAAGGTTTGAATTATTGTAAAACTCATAGTTTTCCACATATACCCGTTGATGATTGTTGTCGTAAAATACATCATAAGAATATTTTCCTCCCAACACTCCTTCAAAAACAGCCTGTCCATTGTCAGAAGTCTGTTTTGTCAAACCGGCAAATTTCACAGTAGCCCCATTTAAAGGCTTTTTCTCTCCCGTAAAGGTGTTGTAATCATTTACAGTAAACGTCATGTTAAAAGTAGGCATAGGATTGAAGCTCACTTGTATATCCTTATTACTGTTCACAACAACATCCCCATTTACAGGAATCCAGTTTTGCTTTTCAACAAGATAAGTGTAATCACCTCCCAATATATTCGTGAATGTCACTTTCCCATTCGTGCCCGTTCTTTTGCTTTCCGAATAAGCGACAGTATCCTCTGTTGCCAGTCTGTCCTTTGCGGTAAGTGTCACATTTGCACCTTCCACTGCGCCAGTAGATGAATTTGTCACCGTAAATGTAATCGTATATCTTGGTATCAATATAAGTGTTACAGGTTCGGATTGATCGTCTTGCACATTGATGTTCTTACTTATGGTATAATAATCCGTCTTGCTTACAGTATAAGGGTATAAGCCAGGAAAAGCCATAAATATGGCATTACCAGAAGAATCCGTATATTTAAATTCACCATTAAAAGTAACAAGGGCATTTTGTATAGGTCTTTCATTTTCGTCCCTTACAACGAACGTGACTTTTCTTTCATACACATCTCCTTGCATTTGAATATATTCCACCTGCGTTTCTTCATCGTCTTCCAATACCTGAAACAATCTATCTTCTATATTCATGAACAAAGACTTCTCCACATCAATAGAATAATCACCAGGATAAAGTACAATAGATGCTTCCCCGTTTCTGTCCGTCACAAGACGTTTGTCTAAAATGGAAATAGAAGCTCCTTCTATGTAAGCTCCCCTATCCGACAATACTTTGAAAATAACATTCTTCTCTTTCAAAGGCTGAATATCCTCACTACCCATTATGTTTTTGTAGGTAACAAGGTAATCTTCTGTAAATTTTTTTACTCCTTTCTCACTTGTAAGGGAATTATTAAGATAATAAGCAGCTATCACGTCCTTTTCCCCTAAATTACCTTGATAGAACGGAAGGAAAAGCGGTTTTATCTTTATATCGTAAATGTACACAAGAGCGGAAGAATTTGACCTGTCTTGTGTAAGACTTAATGACAAGAATTTCATTCCGTCTTTCATTTGAAGCCCTCTCCCTTTCGAGAAATTAAGCTCTAACTGCTTCGCGTATACCCTGTTCTTTCTCGATAGAATTGCCCGGCATTCATAATACACTCCAGCTACAGGAAGTTCCAGGATTCCTTTACTGCCGGAAACAAAATTGTTGCTCTCTGCACTTCCATAAGATTCCTTACATATCATAGGTTGAACGGCTTCGTTAAACACTTCCACACCGAATTTCAAATTTTGGTTGCTTGTGGAAGATGTTTTAACCTTAAAAGAAATCTGATAAGAAAGATTTTCTGAAATAGGAAGGAGCTTCGTTTTGTCAATTTCAGAAGAAATACCCACCAAAGCATTTCCAACGAAAGTCATTACCTGTATAGGAGTGCCATTGTTGTCTATATCATCCACAATAACAACACCTGTAGGGTTCACAAGTGGATAGGCATTCAAATCTTTTACGCTTTCCGTTGTCTCATACCCTTTTGTAACGTTTAGAACTGTGTCTGTCCTGTTCCATGTAGGAGAGCTATGCCCCATTGTCCATCCAGTATCACGAGACATCAAAAGAGCAAATATAAACTCATCCTCCGTCTTATATCTAATAAGACGGAGAAGCTCCCCAAGTATCACGCCTTCCTTGTTTACAATATCAAGTGTTCCTCTTTTTCTATATTCCTTCACATAATTATTGAACAGATATTTCATCTGTTCAAGTGTGTCCACTTCGTCTGTCACAAGTCCTCTGTTTTCAATAAAAAGTTCAAACAGAATCTTGTTCGTATCAATCTCGTTATATTGCTTTGCATACAAGACAACAAGCGCAAAGATATGACAGACTGTTTCCCAATACGCCTTAAAATCCTCTCCGTCCTTCTTTATAAAAGTAGGAAGAATGCCGGGAGAAGATACTTTTTCAAGCACATTCTCCGCCCATTCCATTACAGCAGGATCGTTTTCTTCGAAGAACCGTTTGAACACGGTCTTATTGTAGATTTCCTGTGACATCCTTAACTTATTAATAATTAAACTTTCTCAACATATAATCCAACAAGGGCTGATAAATCATGTGTAAGAGGTTGTTCACTATTTCTTGTACATTTATATTTTATACCATTTTGGATATAGTATTTATCTTTAAATATTTCCATAGGTGGAATGTAAATAATAGGATCATCTATAGTACCTTTATGTTCTTCATCTACTACTTTCCATAAGCTTGCCGTAGCGATAGAAGGTTTCCAGTTTTCCTGTGTTGTGTGCCCCTGGATACATTCCCAAAGAACATTATCAGATAAATATCTTTCTCCTACTTTAACAGTAATACCAGCAATCCATTCAGGATAATGATCTTTAACTTGCAATGCTTCACTTGGAGTAAAATCATATGTATTAATTTCTTTAGTAATCTCTTCATCAAGAATATTCAAAGCTAAGATACGACTAAAGTCTCTATTAATTACAGGTTCTTCTTCTGTACTAGTCCATTCTTCACTATTTAACAATTCAATAAAAGTTGGATCACTAAATGAATATCTTGGAAATGATTCATCTTCGAAAGGTACTAACATTTCTTCATGTAGAATAACTTTACTCTGATCTATACTTGTTCTCATTTCGGGCAGTATTTCAATACCATGTGATTTTGCCCATAATAAATCTACAATCGCGTATTTCATCTATTTTTATTTCTTTTTATTATACAAATTAACAAATTCATTTACATCAAGATAGTCAATCCCGAAATTTTCTGCGGTTCTTTTATCACTATCAGAAAACTGTCCTTCAAGTCCACTTGCGTCACCTATCATAAGTGTAACAGATTTTATGTAATCAAAATCATCGCCAACATAGTTTTCACAAAGATGATTAAGCATTCCTACGTTTGGTTTTCTATACAAATCATTTTTATCATTCGTGGTGCAATATTCCGAATAGCATTTTACTCCGCAATATTCTTTTACGCATTGTGATACATATTCTATTTTAGATTGAAATCTTTGATGATCCACAAAACCAGCTTCAATTCCCCCTTGATTACTTACAATTAAAACATACTCAGGAGAAAACTGCTTAATTGCATCCAAAACATCAAATTTGATTTTCATATCCCAAATTCCTTTAGGAAATGTTTTGCCACTTAATGTCTCAATTAACGTATCATCCAGATCACAGAATAAAACTTTGTACTTCTTCATATTATTTTGCTTTTAAAGTTTGTAAATAGTTATATGCTTTGATACAATCTTCCCTGGAGAGGACTGTAGGATAAATCGCTAAGTTTTTGAAAGCAATTTTAGTATATGCGTTACCTGAATATCCTATAGTTAAGAAATTTTTACTGGTAGATTCCGTTTCTTCATTATAAATAGATTCTTTCCAGTCTTTTGAATAAATCCTGCCATCAGAACAAATTGCATTAACGGTATTTTGATCGGGAATCAAAATATTTCTACCATTTTTTATATTAATGAGCACTGAATTATAATTATAAATGACTATACTATCAAATTTTACAATACCAGCATTGTCATTTTTCCCTGTATTTATAAGCTCCCAATCTCCTATTACAGTCCAATCATTACCCATTTTAAATATAGACGAGCTTATCTTATCATCCACCCCATCAGTAACCAGATAGCCAGCATATTCCCCTTCTTCATTGTAGCCACTCCCTTCTGCAAAACCAAAATTAGACAGTACAAGATCATTACCATTGCCCGTAATGTTGGCAATAGTAGCACGATCTTCGTCCTCGTTGGTTTTGCCGGTGACTGTCCATGCCTGGTTGGGGAAGAGCCAGGGATAGGTTTTGACGAAGTAGTCTTTGATCTTGGTCAGTTCTTCTTCGGTGGCATCGTGGTCGAGAAATACAAGTTCCCAGATAGCAAATCTACCACACTGTTGGCCTCCAGACAATCCACTTCCTACACATAATGGTTTTCCATGATTTTTGCCACCTTTTAAAATACCAACATTATTATATTGTTTTGATGTTTGCCATGTAAATGGTGATTTTGCAAAATCTATGATACCTCCAGCACCTAAATTCCAATAACCCTTATTTGAGGATTCTATTTTTTCAAATGCTACACCTTCTCCCGTGGAATAATTCCTAGTTGACAACAGTCCTCCTGTCAAAGTTGTATTCAAGAAATCTTGATCCCACTGTCTCAACACCACAACAGTATAACCTTTTTCCTTAGTCAAAATAGGGAAGTTATTACAGGTACCGTAATCGTCTACTCCGTCAAAGACGAGTGCACCGGGATAGAGAGGTAGTTGTTCGATGGTAAGTTTAGATCCATACCATCTTTCAGGATATTTTTCTATAGAAAAATAGAGAGCTTCTGCCAAAAAGTTAGACGGAATTATTTCATACACACCATCTTCTGACATGTAAAAACGATTGCCCAATCGATCATCCAAAAAAGCATCGCAACCTTCTGGTATGCCTGTTACTTTTAAAACGCAAGATTGACGTAATTTTATATTATGGTACAATAAACCCAATGAGACATTTTCTTTAAATGTTGCTGTTATTTTAATGCTATTTCTTTCAAAATAAGCCGCCGTTGAATTTGTGCCCCACTCATCTATGTCTGCAACATACCCGCCAACCCCGGACATCCCCTTCCAAGCGAAATTCTTCAACTGTAGATCATGACCATTACCTGTCTTATCTACCCATACAGGATTGGCAGCCATCTGCTCATTGGTGAGATCGGAAGCAGAATATCTTGCAATCATACCAGGAATAGATGGGGAAGGAGGAATAGGAGCTACTCCGCCCCCTCCCCTAAATCTCCTAAAAGGAATTGCATTAATATTTCCTATTAAATTCATTGTCAATTCCTTTCCTTAAAAACCTATACTAAGATTGGTTGCCGTTGTCCCTTCTTTCAAAATCTTCTGAACCATGTACATGAGTGGCATTCCTATATTTGTGCTTACTTCCGCTTCTGATATGACATATTCCATTCCACCTGAAAGAACTACTTTAATTGCCCCTTCTGAAAGAGGAATGATTACAAACGGAACTTCTTGTCCGTTTTGGTCAATCAGCACAATATCTTTATCAATTGTAGCAAAGTTCCATGCACTGCTGATTAAAGAAGGTGCAGCTTCACCATTAGTAGTTATCAGCTTATTGGAATTAGCTGTTACTGTTCTTTTGATTATATCCATTGCAATGAAAATTTTAAACGTTTAAAAACAAAGTATATACTTATCACAAAGATAGTCTTTTCTCAACAAACACGGTAAGTTTGTACCTCTTTTATAATCAAAGCAAAAAAAGGAGAGCAAGGTGATTATACACCACTTTACACTAAAAGTGTAAAATAGCACACATTTATACGGAAATCCGTACTGGGTTCCACCAAAACCCTCTACCTTTTGGTAACATCGTTACATCAAAGGATTCTTTTTCTGATTTTCTAATGATGTTAAAAGCACCATTGATATCAGCATTGATGATCTTACCAAACGAGGTTTTAAACAATCCTCGTTTAATCCTTCTTCCTTTGTAAGATTCATGTTTACAAATCCGTTCATTATCTAAAAAGCTACATTTTGAAGTATAAGATTCTTCAACGATCTTAACATTGATTCCTTCTAATGTAGCTTTATAAGATACCATACTGATAAACATATTAAAAGGAATAGAAACAAAGTTCTGATTATTTCGTTTTCCGATATTGATCTCTTGTTTCCAACATTTGTTATGACCGATTATGATCGTATTAATACCATTGAAACTACGTGATTAACCAATATCCTACTTGCCTTATGAAGATAATCCTTGATCTTGTTATTCCTTTTGTTGGTTAATGACCTGATTTGTTTTGAAATTTGTTTGTTATCTTTTAATTTAGATTTTAAGAATGCTAATCTTTTATTATAATGCTGATTGATAGACTTCAGTGGTCTACCATTGATGATAAAACAAGAACCGTTGTTGGATACACAAGAGGCTAAATTATCTAATCCTATGTCGATGCCAAGATAGTTTTCATTATCTAACATAAGATCTTTTTCCTTCTTATTGTAAACTATTTCAAGAACAATATACCCATTCTTAGGAACGAATCTAAGTTGTTGAATATTTTGTTTATTGGTTCTTGTTGTAAAAGAAAACTGTTTTGGTAACTTAACAATACCTTGTTTTATCCATTTTTGAGAAAAAGCGATTGTTGTAAAAACAGCAGTAAACAAACCATCTTTATTAAGATACTTAGGCATTCTAACAAATTCAGAATACTCACCTCTATTCTTTTTATTTAAAAGATTGAAGAACGATTTAAAGTTCCTATCTACCATCATCAACACTTGTTGAGCAACTGGTGTTGGTAAAGCACGATAGTCAACATCGTTTTCTGTTCTTAGTTTCTTTTCGAGAGAATAGTAGTTGAGGTATTTATACTTTATAGTATTATCGTCTTTATATTGAAAGTAATGTTGTCTAACAACATACAATCCTTTATTGTATAAGTTTTTACACTTATGCAATAGATCATAAAGTTCATTGTAATAAACAGAACTTGGCTTGATTGTATGTTGTTCGACTAATCTCATGACACAAATGTATGAATTATTATTTATATAAAAACAATTTCTTATACTTGTGGTGTAAAGTAGTATATAATCACCGAGAGCAATTAAAACTCTCCTTTTAGTTTATTAAATAGGTTCGTTGTGGTAGTATATACAAAATATACCTTCTCCTGGTTTTGTAACATTTCCTGCATCATCATCTGCCGGAGAACATTGTTGTCCAGAGCCATACCCAGCAATTCTTGTTTTACCTCCGTCCGGAGAAGTGTAATTAGAACCTCCATACCCTGCACCTCCATATGCAGATGCACCGGTTTTTTTCCCACTTTCAGTGTTCAAATATCCCGCTTCACCTTTACTTGTACCTCCAAAAATAGATTGGACAGGAATAACAACTGAGGATCGAACAGGCTTGGTTGCGTTTCCCAAAACAGGACTTTCGTAAGTGCTTTTAAATCCATATCTACCGTCTCCACCTGGCGCACCGTCTGGTTGTATTCTTGGGCCTGTAGAAGAATAAGTTTCTTCTTTTGCGTTTTGACTTCCGAAACTTCCACTACAATAAAATGTACCTGCCATGTGAGCAGCTATAGCACCGGAACTTTTTGCGTTATACACAAAATAATTAGATAGTTTATTTTCTTGTGGCATAGTAAGGTCAGCATCATTACGAGCCTCGCTTACCCCATTGTAAGCTGTATATTCATAAGTTGTTATTCCTAATTTTATGGAATATTTTGTGCCGTATGTCCAGCTACCCGCATTTGGAACATTGCTAAATGTAATTTTAGCTATTCGACCATCTGAAATATCCGATATCAATATATTAGGAATATATACAATTTGTCCGGTTGTTCCACCCAGCAATACAAAACTATCCCAAGATTCCCAATACTTAAAATTTTCTCCCCCTCTCCCTACTATCAGAAGGGAAACGTATTTGTAAGAAGTATCTAATTGGTAAGAGGATTGGTTACTTGTTATCTGCACCAACTTGTTCGGTTTAGTTAGGGTGTATTCCAAATTCACACTTGTTTGATAAACTCCACTTATAGTTCCTGTCGTTGAAAAATCACTGAAACCGGAAGATGTAATCTTAACCTGATAATTCCCCGCAGGAATTTTGTCAAACCGTGCCGTGTATGTTGCTGGTCCTGCCGAACCTGTATGCCTCTGCCCTTCTGAATCTGTAAATTCCACATTACCACCAGTAGGGTTTACTTTTACTTGCACCATATACAGCGGAGTAAGGTTTACTTGCACCTGCATTCCTTCACTATTCACAGTAATGCTTTGGGATGTTTCTTTGGAAAAATCCCCTTCCGGTACATACAAGATATACTGTCCGTATGCGACATTGGCGAACGTTACGGTAGTGGTTATATTTTTAGTCTGAATCACCTCTAGCCCCGTACTGTCCTTTAGTTGGATTTGGCTTGGCATACCTTGCATTTGTCCAACTCTTCTTACCTGAACATTAATAGTATTGTATATCTGCAAAAGGAAGGTGTTAAGCGCAGTTTTCCCGCTTACTTCAACCGTTTCCTCTTTGCTTTCAAATCCATCTTTAGAAAAAGCTACTTTATAGCTTCCGTCTGGTACAAATAAAACGACTGTCCCGTTTTGTGAAGTTGTACCGGAAGCCATCTGCACCCCTCCTTCCTTATTTTCAGTCACAACAACCTGTACGCCGGAAATGTCAGTTGCCCCGTCTAATGTGTTCCTATGGACAACTACTGTAAGCTCACTTGCAGGTTGCAAAGTAACCTCAATTGTTTTCGCTTCATTTAATACACCGACTTTCCCGTTCTGCGTTACATAACCATCAGCACTGACCTCATAATCATAATCAACGCCTAATGCAGCAGAAATAACAGCTTCTCCATTGTTATTTGTATTCTGCTGATAATTGTTTGATGCAGATGTCATTTTTACAAGAGCGTTCTCGATAGGAATTGCTGGATTAGGCAAAGGAAGAAGAGTAAAAGGTAAAACTTTATACTCGTCACCTTTACCTGGTTGAACAGAAACTCCATTCAACCAATAAAAAGTTGCATTATTATGAGTCCCATACTGGGTGCAAGTTTGAATAGATGTACTTTCCCATAAAGAAAGACCCAACATGCTCAAAATCTCTTCTACTTGTGTTTTGTAAGAATACAGAGTGGTCGCCTCGCCATATGAAGGTAAATAGCCACTCTGTCCATTCCCAAACATATATGTCTTAGCGTATTCTGCCGCAGGTGCATGGCCAGTTCTCAATTGAGATATTATCGCATCAGTATAAATAAAACCATGCGTTGATTTGTATAGGACTGTGCTTGCTACATTAGTGTTTGACATTGGCACATTGGAGATCAAAGTACCTTGACCTCCAAAAGGATAGCTTTGGGCACTTATGGCTGTCGATACCATGAACGAATTGGTATCGGTTGAAATGCCTATACCACATACAGCAGACACTCCTTTACCAGATGATGCCCATTCTTCTTTTGTGTAACGATTATTGTCTTTATCGTAGATATACACACCATTTGGAACAGGATTGTATTCATAGGTACAGAAAGGACGAACTGCATATGAACTACTTTTGGTCGTTTCCCTTTTTGCGCCATTAACCCAACCAAAAATCCAAGCAGCATTTGAATTGTATTGTGTCGAAGTCCAATATGAAGCACTACTCAATGGATCTGAACCGATTGTCGCATTTATTGAAGTGTCGATCTTAACTCTGTTTAATTGAGCTACACCCCACTGTCCACAAGAAGGCAAGAACCAAGAATTTGTACCGAATCCTTCTGTAGAATAAGCTGCACACTGATGTGCCGCCGTGCTTTCCGTTGGTTTCGTAAGTATGATATTTTGAGAATTTGTCTTACCTGCGAAGTCACACATGGCTAAAGATTTGTTTGTTTCGGTAACTACATTAGAAATAATGCCTAATGTCTGTGTCCAAAACGTCGCGCCCACATTTTGCAAAGCAATAAAATCAAAATCCTTGCTTCTTACATCAGTAATGACACCGACACAAGTTTTAGCACTATCCAATTCAGTTGACCATGTTTTGTCACCATACACAAAATCACCAACTTTGGGACGGGAAATAAGTGATGAATCTTGTTTTGAAGTTACCTTAAATGTTACATCTACATTATTTGCAATCAAAATTTCTTTGTTGATGGCAGGTGCGTTTACATTCAACATGCCTGATTGCGCTTCCAAAGGAGAAGGCGGGGTAACTGTATAATCATAGTTCCCATAAAGAACCTTGTCAGCCGGAATATCCGAACTTATTGCCTTTTTGCCATAGAAAGAGAATGTGATATTCAAATCTTTCAAATCATCTGCGGATAATGTACCTCCGTCAAAAGATTGCACATGCACTGACCAAATGGTAGAATTACCTATTGTTTCTGTATCCAACAAAAGATCAGAAAGCTGGAATCTTTGAATTACATCATTTTCCATCTCCACCGTTAAGGGAGCGTTTTGCGAGCCATAAGTTATAACTATCTTCAGATTGGACGGAACACCACTTACCTTAAAACCAAAATCCAAAGCCTTGTGATAATCCACTGTCTTTTCTGTGCCAATTTGGAAAAGATCATTCGAAAACCCTATAAGTCCGGCATCCACATTAAACAAAACATAAGTCTCTGTAGAAGCTGTCGATGTCTTGATCACGCTCGTTAAAGTAAGGTTCTTTTTCGTTTTATCCCAGCTTTCCTCCCAGCCATCTATTTTATTTGAATTGTAAATTCTGGTAAGACTTTCCGTAATACTACTATTATCCTTATCCTGAACAATTGTCAATGGAGAAACAATTACACCATTGGGGAAATAGGTTTTTAATTGATCTGTTGTTACGCCGTCCGCTGGAACAAGATATTTCTCATCTTCTTGAAAAACAGGACAACTGGAAAAATCCGCATCACTGTCTTGTGACCACTCAAACTCTCCACCATCAAACGTCATAGTAGCTACACCAGACGAGTTAGTCGTCCCTTTGTATTTGTTAGATGAATCGCTTCGATCTGTCATTTCGATAACAGCGTTCTCAATAGGCGTACTGTCACTTTGACTTTTTACAGTAAATGTAACCGTTGAAATTTGAAGCATCTCAACCGTTATGTTCTGATCTCCACCAGCAATTGTAAATTCACCTGTTACATCTTTATAACTGGATTTCTTTGCTGTATAGATATACTGTCCGTTCTTGTAAGTCAAAGTAAGAATGCCGTTAGAAGCAGTAGCTCCACTTGCAACAGGTGTGTCTGGAGATTCTGCCTTGGCAAAACTTATAGCTACATCTTGTGTGGATGGAACAGTCTGGAAAGTAACATTGTATTTTACATAATCAGCCAAATCCAATTCAATGGCGCTTGCGGTAGTTGCCACACTAAATGTTCCGCTTGGCACTTCCACCAGATTAGGATTATCCGTACTTGTAGTAGGAATCTGATATTGATAATCCCCTGTAGGAAGAGCAATTGCCGCGATACCCTGACTGTTTGTTACAATGGTTTCAGGAAGTGCCCTTGCGCTACTTTGCCCTACAATTATCTTTACATCCGCCAAAGCAGAATTTCCTACCTTTGTATGGAATGTAACTGTTGCTCCAGGAACAAGTGTTATCTGTACACTTTTTTCAGCTTCTTCGATTCGCACATTTCCTGTCCCGTTTAAAAAACCTGTTTTTGAATAAGCGTAAGTATGCGTTCCTGTGGAAAGATTTATTGTTGCTATACCGTCTTGCCCCGTTGTGATTGTATCATTACCATCAATAGTAATTTCAACGCCTTGTGTGGCTGGTGAAGTTGTAAATGTAGTTTCAAATCCATAAGTCAATTCTATCACTTTCTCCTGATCGGCATCCTGAACACTTCCCACTCCTTCTTCCGGCGAATATCCTGTGAGTGACGCATTCCAATCATAAGCACCGTTTATTACCTGCACAGGATCAGTTGTTCCATCATCTTTTGTTTTAAGACTTACAGTATTTCCACTTAATATGGCCGGTCCACTTACACTGACAGTCACATCTTTTAAGCCTGATTTTCCTGCGGCGGTCACTTTAAAGGTAAGATTCCATATCTTCTTCAATATCTGCGTAAACGTAGCCTCTCCAGTTACTTCAAATGAAAGAGTTTCAGTCTTATAGCTGTTCTTCATGAATGAAGCGATATATTTACCAGCTTTTAGGCTGATTATCGCTTCTCCTGACGCATTTGTGGTAGCTGTCTTGTCCTCATTTTCTATATCAATAGACACTCCTTGCAAAAGATTGGGCGAAGCCATGTTATCTTTTACTACAAACGTAATATTATATGATATAGGGGTAAGTTGAGCTAATACGTTCTTGTTGCTACCGGAAACTTCCACATTACCTTGTGTCTGAACATAACCTTCCTTCGTTACCGTATAAGGATACTGCCCGTCAGAAAGACGAACCGTTACCAAACCACCCTGCGAAGTCTGATAGTCCTTTTCGTTGATATGAATATTAGCGTTTTCAATTGCAACACCTTCATCTGTCTGTACAGTAAATACAATATCGTATTTCTTGTACTCCATATTTACAGGAAAAGACGGAATATCTGCACTTACAACTTCCAGCTCGCCTAAATAATCGTCCATACCATTGGCAACCACCGTAAACGGATATGTACCATTTTTTAACTGCAAGGACACCTCACCATTATCCTGTGTCTGATAAGACGTTGCATTTATCTCCACTGTAGCCCCCTTAATAGGTTCTTTCAATGGATTTTTTACCGTCATTATGACATTGTAAAGTCTTGCCTTTAAACTTATTACGCTACTGTTATCACTGTCAAGAACAGTAACCGAAGAACTGCCGTCATAATATCCCGACTTTGTTACGGTATAAGGATATGTCCCGTTTTGAAGGCTTACATTGACTTGCCCTCTATCATTTGTAGGGTAAGAAGAGCTATTAATGTTTACTGCCGCGCCTTGCACTGGGCTACTGTTATCACTGTCAAGAACAGTGATAACCACATTATAATGTTTCAATACAAGGGTTCTTTGAATAAATGTATCCTGTCCTTCTACGTTGAACGATCCGGTCAAATCATCATATCCCTTTTTCTGCACGGTGTAGCTGTAATTTCCACTCTTTAATTTTATAGTAGCTTGCCCAGAACCGTTTACATTCAATACTCCCGGCTGTCCTTCTATTTTGATTGTAGCTCCTTCTGCCGGATTCCCCTGATTTACCTGCGAAATATTAAATTCCACATTGTATAAAAAGAAATCCATCTCAAAGGTAACGTCCGCATTCTGGTTGTTGACCTTAATTTCCCCCTGTAAAGTATCATACCCTGTCTTTTCGATTGTTACAGGATATTCACCATTTACAAGTGGTATTTCCGCCTCTCCATGCTGGTTCGTAAGATATTCTCCATTGTTCACCTTTACAATGACATTCGGTATAAGCTGATTTTCCTTATCCTTTACAATGACAGTAATCGTCCATACCTTAAATTCCAATTCAGGATATACTTCTTTATCTCTACCATCCACAACTACACTGCCGGAATACTCATCATATCCCAACTTTTCAATAGTGTAGGGATAGTTCCCGTTCCTTGCGGACAAAGAAGCCACACCTTGCAAATTGGTAGTGGTTGTTCTGTTATCCATCGTTACATTTGCATAAGGAACAACCCCTCCCTTTTCGTCCGTCACATGGAAAGTGACCGTATAAGGAGCTAAAACCATTTGTACATCAATGGAAACACTACCGTTCAACACTACAAACATTCCTTCTACGGGGATATATCCCGAAGCGGAAACAATATATTCATACTGTCCGTTTGCAAGTTGGATAATAGCTTGCCCATTGTCATTTGTTATAACAGCATTGTTCCCTATAGAAATATTTGCACCTTCCACAGTGCCACCTTCCGAATCTGTCACATTGAAATAAACCTCTTGATAAAGGTTGAGTGAGCTGTCGTTGATGCCTACAAACAAATCCTCCGGTTCAGACGGGTAAAACAACGGAGAGAGGTTGCTATCAGAATCGTACAAAATATTTCCGTCCTGGTCGCGCATCACAAACCCCCTTATACGCGGAAGCTGATTTGCCGGGACTTGCTGATCGTAATACGGAAAGAAATACTCGTCCGGCACATATTTTACGCCATCGGTCTTTTTTACAATATCCAGCAAATCGTCCCATTCTACGATTTTTCCAGGTGTCCAAAAACGAAAATCAAGATATTTAGTAAGGTTCACTTGTATGTTCTGACGCACAGTAGACACATCGTAATCCGGTTGAAGCTGAACACGGAAATCCAACCCCCTTTCTGAACCCACATAGAACCAATCAATATTCTTGATACCAATACCAATTACTTTCCCTTCAATATTCAGTTCTGAAATACCAAAATATCCTTGTGCGCTTTCAAGAAGTGTATCAAGTTCTTCTTCGGTAAAGAAAATACCGTTCTGCGAAACAACATAGAGATTATATATGCCCTTTTCGTCCAGACCGGCACTCATTACTTTTAAGACACGATCGTCTATGTTGCTAAGTGTCTGTGTCCAGTATTCTATTGTATTCTTGCTAAGGATATTCAGATTGTTCTTAATACGGATTCTAAACGTTTCATCATCCTCACTATCACGTCCTCCAATAGCATAATATTCATTCGTACATTCGATATGACCTTGTGGCTGCGGAGAAACATTAGTAATGCTATTAGGCGGTACGTTTGTGGAATACCCTGCGTTGATACTTCTTACCTTTACATATCCGTAACCACTTTCCCCTACAGTCAATGCTTCGTCAACTTGGAAACGAATACCATTTTTATTTACAAAAGTAACAGACGTATCATATACTGTACCTGGATTAGCAGATACCCTTATATATGTCGAAGAACCCAAAGCACCTTTACGCGGGCTAACGCCATACAAAGCAGCAGCCTTATCCAGATAAACGCCTGTAGCTGTATCTGGAAATATCTGCGCTTCCTTTATGGCAATATCCTTCATTGCCTTTTGAGCAACTTTTGCCACACCGAATGCCGTAGCATTCACAACCGAACCATCAGCTACATTACTTACCTTAGCTGTCTTATCCAAAAACATCTCTATAAAAAGATTCTTTAGATTGGTTATTGTTGCACTTGTTTTTGTAATCATTTGAATATCAATTATATAGGAACATTAACTAAATAATCTTTCTTTGTTACCGTTTTACATTGCAAAGAAAGGAATACGGCATCTTCCTCTCTTTTTACATCTATCAATTCCACAGAATCCCATCTTGAATCCCTTTGAAACATGTTCATTACATCCTTAAAAATAGAAGGGTATTGAATTGCATTCACCGTTGTTCCTATGAACTCATTTGCAATTCCATAATCCTTAAACTCTGGTATAGCACCTTTTTGAGAAGAAAGAATAGTATCCAAAGCCTGTCGGATCGCATCATCGCCTATCACTATCTTTAAATCGTCATTCTCAAAGACAAAATTCACATCTATGTCACGTCCCAAGATATTATCTCCCACAAGTACATCCACAACAGTATCAAGATAATTATTCCCAGCGTTCTTTAGATTGATATAGAACTTATTCCCTCCATCAGAGAACGAATAATCAGTTTCTTCTATATACTGCGGTATTGTAATGTTCATCCAATCATCTTCTGGATTAGAACTATTAAGCTGACGTGCCACATCTTCAAAACGCTCGCCTGTCCGAAGTGTCTTTTCCATCTGCAAAGTATTGTTCCTGTCTAAAGAAGAACTTCTAAGCCACCTTGCAGAACTTTTAATAGTGGAAAGTTTTGTCTGTGTCTCTGTAAAGTTGTCCAGAATATCCCACATGGAAATATCATCCAAAGTATTTTCATGTAGGATGAACAAAGGCTCAATCGTTTTCGATTCTCTCACAAGTTCAACAAGACGCAAGAAAGAATCCTTACTCATCTCCCCACCATTGCTATAATAATCCACAATAAGAGGATAATCGTTGGTACAGAAATCAACAAACTTCTGAAAATACGATTTTATATCATATCCCGTTATGTTGTAAAATTTTTCGAAAGCCTTATCCATTGCCCAACAAGCCTTTAGAGATTGAACTTGCAAATTCATTTATACCCTTTTGTACCGCGTTAGAAGCGCACATTTCCAAAAGTGAACCTTTGCCACCTTTTGCTCCCGAAACTGCTTCTAAAGGAGCTATAACGGTCATTTCAAGGTTGTATTCCCATATCATATTCTTTGATATGCTCTGACTGAAATTAACGCCACGCGGTGGAATTGTAACAAGATAGCTTTCTCCAAGTGCCATATTATAGAAGAAAAGCTTCATGGGAAACCCGTTCTCGTCCACTCCGTTGCTTTTATCTATGATAGATTGTAATATCTTGATACAACCATATCCTGTTTTGATACCGGCATCAAAGGAAGGCATAGTGAGAGAACTTGTAGATTTTCCCTGCAATTGATAGAGATAACGCTTTCCTGCCGAGATGCTAAAAGCCGCACCTGTCAACGAAACGCTATCAGAACCACTTAAAAGAATCTTGAATGTCCTTCCAAAGTTTCCCTTTATTGTAATTGTCTGCGGCATAAAAACAGGAGAAGTAAGTACTGTTATGCCCCCTGCTGTATTGACTACCGTAGTTCTTTTAGGCTCACTCTTATCTATACTCTCCGGGCTGATAGGGAAAGTAAAGACATCAATTGTGTTCCCTTTGGAATCTGCCAACTCCAAAGAACACATATACACTTCAAAATCATTCGGGAACTGCGCTGCCATCATGGAGCGACCCAAATTTTTAAGTGTCGATTTCGCTGTTTTTACCACTGAATCCAAAACTGCCATATCTCAATATTCATTTTGCTTAATTCATTTCAATTTTCACCATAAAACGTTTACACCTTGACAAATTTAACTTTTTATACATAACATCCTTTGAATTTTCTCCATTTATATCACGAATATTAAATCTGCCAGTCCTACGCCTTCCATAAATAAAATAGAATTTGTTGTCAATCTTTACCCTATCGAACAAACGGAACCCAAAAACCTCAAAAGGAGATTGATTAAGTCTCTTTACTCCACCTTTTTGAATTTTCATTTTATGTATTTGACGGTTATGTCTTCTAACCAATTTTATCTTATATAAGAATCCTAGTCTTTTCGCATTAAAGTTATTCGTAATAACAAAGGCGTCAGAGATATGGGATTTTTCAATGTTATTACGAATACGATTGTATTTCGTAATATAGCCAAAAGTCATTGAAATATTAGAAAATTTTGATTTTAAAGTCTCATAAAGCCTCCATTTCATAATTCCCATTATAGCTGCATCACGTAAAGATTTACCTCTTTTGATTTTTAAATCTATATTACCTTTGTGATATTCCTTGTGACAGGTTTCACATAAGGTAATAAGATTAGATGGGGAATTACCTCCTGTTTTTCTGGATTCAATATGATGAACGTTAAGAATCGCATCTTTCGATTTCCCTTTACAATACTGACATTTATGTCCATCCCTTGCTAAAACATATTCCCTAACATTCCAAAACCCTAGCTGGTCGCCCTCCTGATATTCTTTACCGGATATATCAGGATTCTTAATCTTTTGAGTATCAAATTGAGCTACTTCAATAATGAGTTTCGATACAGGAAGTACAGAATACACTTTTTCAACAACTCGGATATGGGCGTCTATTTTGTACTTCACCGAAGGTGCGATCCATTCTTGTTTCTTAGATTTTATCCTATTATTAAAACGAGGTTTTCTGTATCTTAATCTATTCCGTCTTGTTCTTCGTAGCTCTCTTCTGGTAGATAAAAGATCTACAATATCATTTCTAAGAATAACTTCACTTGCATAAAGTTCCTTGCTTTTCGTCGTAGCTGATAGACCAACATGCTTAGTCCCAGCATCAACGCCTAACACAATTTCCTGTTTATAATCAGATGTGACGTACGTTAATTTGATGGTAAACGGACATATATTCACAACGACTGCTTTATTTGCTTTAAGCAGCCTGCGAACCTTTCCGTACCTCGTTGTTGGCATCAGAGGTTTACCATTTATATCTTGTACGTACACCATACTTACAAACTAATTTTTAAATGTTTATTCAACATAAGTCAGAGTAAAACCCTGTTAATACCCATCGCCAATGTTATTCGGAGGTTTACTTGCAGGTAACACTGTTTCGCCAAATATACTACTCCTGTTTAATCACCTGCCTTAGAGCTTGGAGCTTGGACAAACACTCCAAGGTAACTATACATTCTCCGATAACGTAGTCTCTGTTTCAAGACTTAGGCTAATAACCAAATTGAACTTTCATTCAACACACAAGATATAGTATAAAACTTGATAAATTGTACATATCTTGCATTATTCGCGGTTACGGCTTTATAATTTTAACTTGTTCAAAAGTACGAATTTCTTCCCAATATCCTAACCCTGTGTTATCTTTTCATTCTCATAATCAGAAGCAACAAAACTTTGCGCCGATTGCATGGGAGATGTAACGGGAACAGGAGCGGGACTTGGCACGCCAGCCGTTGCTCCAACAAGAAATGAACCTGCCGGAACATTGTGGGTATGGGAATTGAATGTATTTACAAAACCATTCAATTTACTTGTAAGATTATCCAGTTCAACCAGACCTTTCAATCCCCCACCATTGAACTCAATAATATCGTTGTTCATTTTCAAAGTAGATGCTCCCGTTTTCAAATCTAACTGTTCTTTCGTTATCGTGCTTTGTACATCTTCCCCAATCTTTACCGATACACCGGAATTATCCACTTGCAAAGATTGTTCCATTTCCTCCGTTTTCCAATGAAAATAAACCTTTTCCAAATCCATAGAGATTTTTCTTTCCTCTTCTTCCGGTTTTTCTGGATTCACAACCTTTGCCTCTATCTGTGTGTATCCCTTTACGGAAACATTTGTTCCTCCGGTCACATTCACGCTTCCAGTGGATTCAACAATTACTTCTGATTCTTCTGATCCTGTAGCAAGAACCTTTACGGATGCTTTTTCGGGAGAATTAATTGAAACAATTACTGCGTTATTAGCCGGATCAACCGATAAGGATGCAGTCACATTCCCTACTGTCTTTCTGAACTGGAATGTATTCTCTTTCCACATAGGAGACTGATCATTTCTCGGATAGCTCCCTATCACAATAGGAACACCGTCATACGGGTTGCTCGCTATCACTACCGCCGACCCTTGTTCATTTTCTTTCTCCGGGAACTCAATATTGGCAAGAACTTCATTTGTTATGTAAATATCCCGAAAGAAAGCTCCCCCGTTCCCCATGACCGAGACACGACCTCTCCTTAAACAGGTTTCCACATACAAATCCCTGTCCACTCCATTGGGAATGACAATAAATCCGAATGAAATCGCTTCGGGTGACGCATTCAATTTTCTTACTTTCCCTCCTGCCATATCTAACTGAACATTTTGCGATTTAAGAAATACTCGAATTGTTTTCTATCCACCTTTGGAGAAACAAGTGTAGCTATCTGATCTTTTTGAGCTACTTTGACTGCATTTTTCATTTCAGTCAAATCAACCAATTTGAAATAATCCGGTTTCACATCTTTACTTTCTTTCCCTGCATTATCCTGTCTATCCTTTACAGAAGAGAAAGAATTGGAAAGAATTGGCACGTACATACCCCTTTCTACTTGTATAATGGTCTGTCTTTGTAAATTTCCGTCCAAAAAAGAAACATTATTGACAACAGAGGATACATAAAAAAATTCATTTGTTGGCTCAAAATAAACGAAAGTGCCAACCTTTATCCGTCTGTCACCATTTATTGTAATCGTGCCTGTTCTTGTGAAAGGAAGGTAAGCTGTTGATTCCAGAATATATATGAGATCATTCAATGCTGCTTCTTGAAAATTGGATAATGTCTGCGTCTTGTTTACTCCGTCCGTTTCCTTATAGTTCAAATATTGGTCTGTAAAAGACATTTTCTTATTACCAAACACTTCGGCATAATCATCCAAATACACAATAGGAACAAAAGCAAGACTTGTTGTGTTCCTTTGTCCAGCATGATTATCCATCACTCTTAACTGATACCAAGAATAACTTCTTGTATCATAAAACAAATCATATCCTTGTAAATTGCCAGAAGTAATCGTCACATACTGCCCGTTCTTATAAGCTCCCAAAATAGCATCCTTATTGAATGGAGGCTGTCTTACAACTATATCTATCGTATTAATATAGGTGTCAAAGTAAAATTCCACCAAAGGAAACTGACATACCCTTGTCATATACTCCAATAACGTGCCGTTCGGATTGGCAATAGAAGAATCGATAAGAACTCTTTTTTCAAGAATATCCTCCACAAATACTTTCACTATCTGCCAAACGCCATTAACAGGACGTTTTTCCTTTGCTCCAATATCATACCCTTCTGTTCTTTTGTCTTGCCAGGAATCAAATACACTATTTTTGGCTATTCCTATTGTTGACATGACGTTTACAATAAACCATAGACACTCCCGTATAGGCTTTTCTGCGTATGACCACAAAAGATTTGAAAAAGCTCCTGTAAGAACGTTCCTTTTGAACCAAATACTATCCTCACTCATTTCGTACCAATGAGAAAACGTATCAGTAGCGTTAAGCAACGGGATAAAATAGCAGCCATCCTCTGTAAAAAGTTTATTTATATCCCTTCCATCTATAGTGATAGATTTTACGTTTCCTTGTGCTGCAAAAGAGGATGTACAAGTGTCCACAAAACCTATCATATCCCAAATGTTGTTTTTAGCTATTTTAGAAACAGGGATTTCCAAGTTCACTTGCTTTCCTAAATCCAAATCTCCCGTTGATTTTTCCTTTTTCAAACGTTCAAACCGGATAAAGACTATATCGTTGTTTTGAATAAACTTTTCTTGAAAAGACTTGACCTGTGCTCCGCTATTAGAAACAAGATTAAACTGTTCCACAATAGATTCTCCAAAGGCAAAAGAACTTTCATTGGCATAAAAAGGTGATAGGAGAATGGTAAATTCTCCCGTCTGTTTTGATTTTGTCGTTACCACCTGCAAAACGTAAGGGGATAAGTCCATAACCTTATCCAAAGCCTTAATATATACCCATACCCTTACGTTCATGGAAATTATCTTAGCATTTATTCCTGTCCCTTTGAGTGAGGAAGTTACACTTGTATCGGGCAAATATTCTTCATCACTTATCAGACTTTCATAGTTTTCTCCCCAATAAGCCTTGAAACTTCCTTGTGATACAAATTGTCCTTCTTTTGCAGCTTTTGTAAGGGACAATGGCGTATCATCTTTCGGGCAGAACAAAGTTGTCCCTTGCTTTACGTAAGGCAATGTGCCGGAATCATAATCGCTTTTGTATTTCGCTTGTTCCTCTTTGTCATAAGTCCCCCAAATAATATCAAGATTGGAAACCCCCTTTTCATTCTTTACTTTCAATAATTCAGATGGAGTGTATTTTTTCTTCCCAGTAGGAACAACCTTTTGCCATACATCAATAAAATCCTGTATGGTAGAATACCTATACGCTGGAAGTGGATATATTGGTGGTACACTTGTTTTGTTGTTGTCTTTTTCTGTCATAGATTATTCCTCCGATCTAATCATCTTTTTAAAAAACGCTTCCATCATAATGCCTGGGAAATTCTGCAAAGCCGTTCTTGCTGCCGTTGCCGTAGCTCCATCTCCCCTGTCAAGAGCATCTTTATATTGTGTAAATAAATTCTCAACAGCAGTAGGGAAACTCGTTATGCTATTGTAGATTCCATTTATGGCGTTCAACATTTTGCCCAACCTGTCTATATTTGCTTCACCAATTCCAATCATTCTATTTTCATAGGTGGACATCATCTTTTCGCCAGACGTAACGGTTCTTTCGGCAGCAGTGGGTTCATATCTGTTTGTCGGATCGTTCTGCCTCCTAAGTGCTTGTCTGGATTCTTCCATTTTCTCAAAGAACTCTCCAAAATCAATATCCCTGCGCTCTGTTATCTTGTTGATGTCCGTATAAGAAAGATTTGTGAAAGCACCTCGCATCAAGTGACGAAGCATTTCAAGACTTCCTCCCGATATCTCCTTTAATGATTCAAGAAACCGCTTCATTATATTTTTATCCCCTTCGCCTCTTGATAAATCGTCCATAGCAGCAAGAACATCGGAAGGATTCATCGCCCCTGTAGCCTGTTGAGCAGCACGGAACAAAAGAGTTTGAGTTACATCATCTTGTGAAATCCCTTGTCCCATGAAAGCCTGCTGTACGCGCTCCAATTGCCTACCTTCCATTCCGGTCTGCAAACGAACAGCACGCATGATAGAAGCTATGCTTGCTGCATCTATTTCACCTGTACGGGAAAGAATATCGTCAGCAGAACGAATAAAGGTAGTCATACTTTCATCCATTGTAGAGGCAATCTCACTAAGAGGAATTTGAAGCTGTTTCATTGTCTGCTCAAATGAACGGATAATAGCAGATGAAGAAGCTGTTTGTCCTTCCTCTGTACGGGCAAAACGCATCGCCCCTTGCATTCCCATTACAGTACGATCACTAAGTCCATATAAACGCTGTACAGCCATCAAACTTTGTGTTTCCGGTACGGGCGCAACTGTTCCCTCTTTTCCTCCGGCGGCACGGATAAGCGCAGCACGCCTTTGAATATACTCTCCTACATTCATTCCAAGAGCACCAGCAGCATAACTACCTTCTCCAAAGGCTGTGCGCATGGCTTGCCCTGCGGAAACGCCCATTGTCTGCGCATAAGGTATGGTTCTCTTTTGCGCTTCCATAGCCTTTTCAACAGATGTAGTGAAAATTCCCGCCATGACATTGGCGACCGCAGTGGTTACACCGCCTAAAAATCCCCCTACACCAGGTATCAAAGAAAGACCTTCTCCCACAATTCCGCCCAAAGAAGATATAAGCCCTCCACCCATAGCAGCAGGACTTTGGAATGTAGCTCCAACACCGGAAATCACTCTTGTGGCAATGTTAGTAGCTGTACTTCTGTCACTTCCTCTTTGTACATTTTCCCTTCTTTCTCTTGTAATAGGTGTTTCTTCTCTTGCTGGTGATGGTGTGGGCACTGGAATAGGCTGTATTCCCGATCCACCCACAGAAGAAGTTCCTCTTTGATTGTATAGAGTTTCATCAATAGAAAAGACACCTTCTTGTATTCCCTCTAAAGCACGTGCTCCTGCTTGTACGTTTTGGAGAATTTGCTTTGTTATATCAGACAAATCACTATTACCGGAAGAAATGGCTTCCACAATATCACGAAAGCCTTCTTGATTTACACCAAGCAAAGCCGAGAGGTCGATAGCTCTCGTGCCTCTATCTTGATAGGATTCACCTCTTTCTCCCGAAATGTCCGCTTCCGGTTGCTTTTTTCTTCTCCTTCGTGTAGGTGTTGCAGTTTCTTGATCTTCTCCTTCCGGTTGTGGTGTAGGTTGGATAACTGGACGTGTAGGTGTTGCAGTTTCTTGATCTTCTCCTTCCGGTTGTGGTGTAGGTTGGATAACTGGACGTGTAGGTGTTGCAGTTTCTTGATCTTCTCCTTCCGGTTGTGGTGTAGGTTGGATAACTGGACGTGTAGGTGTTGCAGTTTCTTGATCTTCTCCTTCCGGTTGTGGTGTAGGTTGGATAACTGGACGTGTAGGTGTTGCAGTCTGTCTACCCTTTTCGGAATTTTGCTGTCCCAAAAGGTTCAATTGTTCCCTAAGTTGGTTAAGTGCGTCGTTCTGCTGACGAATAATGTCGTTATTGTTTTCGACTATTCTTCGCTGCATATTCTCAACGTCTCTCCCGACCGACCTAAGTTGAGAAACATCTACCGACACCCTAAGTCTTTTTTCGTTATCCATTTTCCTTACCTTTTTCTTTTGCCTTTTGCTCCATCTCGATCATCTTAAACATCTGATCTTCATAGAAGGCAGTATCTTGTTCCAAAATTTCACCTTCCGGTGCTTTCAACCAATCCCCGATATTGGGAATATATTCTTGCACTCTTTCCTCTCTTTCTTTCTTTTCTTGATTAAGTTCATAAAATGCCTTTTCTTCTTCGAACTCCATAAGTTCAGCAAAGAAATCACACTTCTTATGTTCTTCCGAAAGAAAAGGAATATTGTGCTTGTTCCTAAACCACCTGTCAATAGGAAAAGTGTTATCCCATTTTATGACGAAATTCCTATATTCTTCCCGGTTCATCAATCCACAGAAGAAAGTATTTTTTCAGCCTCTTTCAAGAAAGGAAATACCTCGTTCATGTAAATATCGCTGATCTCCTTAAAATCTTTCAATCCAAGTTCCGAGAAACTTTTTACCTTCAAATCAGCCACCAACTGCGGACAAAGAACGGATAAAGTTGCTTCAACATCAATCATGTCCAAAGCACGCTGTGCCGTAATGGTAGGGTTGCCAATCAACGAGTTATAACTTCCTTTTCCCAGTCTCTGCTTATTTACTTCAATCTGGTAATACTGTCCTACATTAGGAAATTGAATTTCGTACTTTCTTCCTTTTACTGTAATTTCTTTCGTATTCATACTCTTTTTATGATTAATTGATTGATATATGCAAATATAGTAAGAATTTTGATGTTATTTCTAAAATGCCAACTATTTAGATGCATTCGCACTCAAATGTGGGCCGGTATTAACTATTTGTTTATGAATAAATTAGCTCCAAAAAAACATATCAAAAGTAACAAAATTTGGGCCAATGTATCGCAATGTACAAATAATTGAATTTCAATATAATACATCTAAATCTAATACTATAGCAACTAAATTTATAAAATGAAATATCCAAGAAAAAACTACTAATACATCTCTATAACAATAAATTTCTTCTCTAAACTAATAAAGCGCGGATTTAAGTCTTTTAAACTTACTCCACGCTTTGTAAAATTCAATATATCATTGATGTGTTTCTAATTTTCCCTTGTTCTTAATTTCAACTCTATTTTCTTTTTGATATTTAGCTCTTTACAAATAAAATCAACAAGCTCTTGTGATCCCTCCGTAAGGGTATTTCCTTTGCTAAAATTTTCTTTAGAAAATAAAGGCTGCGAATTTCTCCAATTAAAACAAACTCTTTGATCGTCTTTGTCTGCCAAATCAAAATAGGAACAAGGAACAATATGATCAACGTGCCAAATCTTACCGTAATTATCCCAAGACATTCCTTCTTCAAATTGAGATTCCATAAAATCTATGAACTTTTTTCTGGAGCAACCAACCAATTCGACCATACATCCATTATACGTTGGACGATGGATCATTTTCCTAAGAGAATTATGTAAGCGAAGATTCACCCTTGCTTGTTCATTTTCATCAAGTCTTTTCTGTTCATACGCTCGCATATATTCCCTGCCTTCTTTTGTTGCTCTAAATCTGGCCGATTTTTCTTTATTCTTCGCCCTGTATTCCTCTGTATGCGATTTTTCTCTGCGGTACTCATTGTAACAATCCTTACAACTATAATGAAAACCTAACCTATTGCTTGTGTCTTTAGGGAACATATCTAATGGCAATCTTCTTGCACATTTAATGCAAACAAAAAATTTATTTCCGTTTTCATCTATCTCTATTTGTTTTAACTCTTTTGGGCGAGCTAAATTTTTATGGTAATACTCGTGAGACTTTTGTCTATTCTTCTCTTTATATTCCGGGTCATTCCTTCTCTTTTCATTTATTCGCTTTCTACTTTCAGCACCCTTTTCAGAAGCATGATATTTCTTATAAATCTGCTTTCTTCTTTCTCTTTCTTCTTCTGTCATACTTTTAGAAGAAAGGCACTCTTTACATCTACAAGTCAAACCGTCAGAAGCTGTACGATTCTTCTGAAACATCTCAATAGACAATTCTCTTTTGCATTTAGAGCAAATCTTTGTACCTTTGTCAAAATTAGCTTTCATAAGCCAAAAATCATTTTTAAAGTTTACATTTTATCAAAATTTGCCCATACATTGATTGCCGTCTTTGTATGGGCATCCTTATTTAACACAACAAAGGTAAGAACTTAAGAAATAAATCTTTGGTTCTTACCTTTAAAATAAGTTAAATATTATCTAAACTATTAATATTCAGCAGTTGTAATAGGATGCAAGAAGCGTCCTTGTACATTATAAGCAGAAACAGCTTGCTCTTGCAATTGCCAATTCTGATTCTCAATGAAACACGGAGTTAAAAGAGCAATCGTCTGTCCTGTCGGATCAACTTGTGTTACCATCTTGCGAGAATCATCAAAGTTCTGAACCAATTTCTTATAGATCATGATAGAAAAACCTTGTTCTGCAAATGTAAGAGTGTCCAAAACTTCCTGCAAAGTTCCCAAGCGATGGATCATTGCTTCTACCACCGGAGCTTTAAAGGACAAGAAGAACTGATCCACAGTGAACGTACATCTGTAAGATACAGGCGGAATTTCCTGAATAGGCAAACTACCCAATCCCTGTACATCCACACGATTGATCTGTTCCTGTACGGTAATATTTCTGACAAAACCAGCCGTTTCATTGCCGATTTTGATATATGCCATAGGTGCGCTAAATGTCTGCATGATATTCTATATTTTTAGAATTATTATCCACGAATTAAGAAGCCTGTAAAGAACAACTTATTGATTTCATTGTTGACAACAATCTTATAAGTAACAAACCAAGCATCTTCCTGTCTTGTTACGACAACATCTTTAAAAGAAAGAAGCAAGTTATCCTGTGCTTCCGTTGCTACTCTGGATTGCAAATAAGCAACCGTCCAGTCCTTCACCGCGCCAGCAGACAAAGTATTGACATTTACACCATTTTCCTGCCCAAGCAGATCAATAGAAGCATTTACAACCAATTCCTTGTTAATCTGTGCAACAATACGCATGAACTGAATGCTGTGGCTCTGACCGTTGGAATTGAACAACACCTTGTTATCTTGCAAAGTATTCACACCCTGCAACACAACAAAATTGTTAGTGTAGTCATTGTAAACCGTCACAAGCATACCAGCATCCAAAGCCTTCGTTTTTTCAACTTCACTCAAAGTATGCTGTAATTTGTCAATACCGATCGTCTTGTTTGTAACAGGAATATAAGGCGGTTTTCCGGCTGTTCTTCCCAAGATACAACACAAATTATACATTACACCCCACCAACGTGTTTTTACACCTGTAATACCGGAAGTCATGCCTGCGCCTCCATGTACCAACTGGACAAGCTCACTATTAAAGCCTTTTGCCAAATCAAGTGATTTAGAGAAATTAGCAGCATCAGCATATCCTCCAACAAACAAGAAATGGGTGTATTTTGCCTGGCTGTTCATGTGGGCAATATACTGTTTCTGTAACGCAGAATCCGCATTTTGTCCAAACTGATCTGTAAGAGCAAAACTATAATCCAACCCTGTGATAGCAGAAAGAGCCTGTGTCATGTAATCGGCATTATAAGTTTCCGTACCGCCTTTTGCAAGTACGAATTTCTTTCCTGCAAGTGCCGTTGTTACGTCGTTTTCCGCTACAGTTCCTTCACCTTCTTTCTTTGCATTACTTGTCAAAACAAACAAATTAGCAAAGTTGGAGTCTGATTTAGCCCAATCAATCAAAGTCTGAATATTGTTAAATTCAGGTGATTGCAATACCAAAGTAGGTGCTGCTTGATCTTCCGGTGTTTCTCCAATAGGATAACCATCCTCTGCGTAACCGGTAAAAGATCCAACGTAAAATTTCATGATCCATTTTTCAGGATCATCTTCTCCTGCCACAATAGAAACACCATAACCAGTAATCAGATTACCAGCTTCCGAAAACGTACCATTTGCCCCCTTTCCTTCGTCCAAAGTTTTAACTTCAAACGTTCCACCTGCCGTTGTTGCAAAAGTGATAGTTGCAGAAGCTGTCTGTGCGGCTCTAACGAACAAAAGCTGTGAAATGCCAGTAGAGGCAGGGTTTGAATAATCCGGTGTAAAAAGTGCCTCTGCAATCTTCCAATACATGCCGCCTTTCACGAAAGAACGGAACTCTGCAAGAGTGTCAAATCTGTAAACTGCATCCAAGTTCTGATAGTTTTCTCCAGCCACGCCAGAACCACCGCACCAATTTGCACCATAAACCCCAGTATCTATGACCAAAACCTTTGAATAATCTAATGTACGGGCAGGTGACGTTTCGCCAGAAACGATTCGACTATAACTTCCCGGGAGAGTTATTTGTTTATTTCCAAATATGAATGATGTGCTCATATTATTTATATTTAATTATTTATATATCGAATTTATATGATTTTATCCCATCTATCCTTTCTAAATAATTAGGTGGAATCATACCTCTCTTTTTAAATTATCTTTCTTCCGTAAAGGTTGAAAATTCAGATAATGAAAACAAATCCTTTGATTCTCTTCTTCAAATTTGTTTCACCAAAGGTAATCATTTTTCGCTCAATGTTCTACCAACCGCCTTTAATTTCTGATTCCACCCCAGGAAGCCCATCTGTAGCAGTCGAATCACCAAGAGCAATACTATCCACTTGGTTGACCTTTCCAAAGAGGATCTTTCCAAGTAAAGTAGTGTCCACAAGCCCTGGAGCTATTTCTTCCGAAGATAATTCCAATCCGATAGAACGGATAAAAATAGGAGTTGGCATCAAATGGTTCTCCATCATCAGTTCTTTCATGGAAAACTCTATTTTAAGAAATTGAGAAGCCAATAAATCCCAAGAACCAAGTAAAAGTGCATACAAAATTTCTGACATCAGAATTGATTCGTTCATATTTACAGAAAAACACATAATTTCCAATCCATACTGTCTTGTATCTCTGTACATAGGAACACCACCCATAAAAGATTCTATCTTACCTATAGAGTTGGCGATACCACTTTTCTTTCCCGGTTCACGAATCACATAAGACGGAAGTCCTGCTCTGTCTTTCGGATATTCCAGCAATACCTTTATGTTGTTAGGGTTTGTTTCTTTCCGCAAAAACAAATTCTTTGCCTGCTCATAGAAGTTGTAAGAACCATCCTGCGTGTCTCCCAACACCTTATACAAGAAAGAATCCTTTTCATTGTTTTTACTTTCAAAGTCAGTCTGAACATATTCCAAACAGCTTTCTATAATCTTTTTTATCTTAACTATCTGTAACATAACTAAATAGCTTTTAAAAATTCGTTTATAACCCTATCTGCAACAACATCTATCTTAGCTTGTTCAAGAGCCTTATCCATGAGCTTATATGGAATAATACCGCCATTCCACCAACTGTTAGGATCAGAAGCATCACTTACCCTTCTCCATGTAAAATAACCACTTCTTGTCTCGTTTGAAGTAGAAGCAATACTTACTTTCGTCAGACCTTGATAAATAGGTGCTTTGTGCATGTAAGATGGTTTGTTTACTCCCAACCTGTTTATCTCTTTCCTCTCTCCTTTTTCGGCAAACCTTCCTTGTAAATTTCCAATTCCCAGCCTTCCTGTCTTTCGAACTGCATCGTAAATCTGTTGAGGCATTATCGTTGAAAATAAGTCTGAAGTTGCTACAGCTTCAGGTGTTGCATGTCGAAATGGAATATTTATATACCACCCGCCACCTTGTTTTCGCTTTCTTTTCGGTGAATTTCTAAATCCTTCTTTCTCATCAAAAGGTGGTTGCCCTTCCTCAATCATCAAAGGAATAGAAGATTCTCTGTTTGTCAATCCAAATGTAACAGACAAAGGGGATTCCCTTTCTATGAAAACTCCCCTTTTATATTCATTCCTTGTCTTATGAAGATTGCTTGATATAAGATTTTGCCACCTAAGCTGATATTCCGAGACAACCGCATCAATAATGGAAGAACCTAAAAACACAGATTGATCCCCTGAAAGATTAAACTCTTCCACAAGATCACCTAAATCTATGTTTATCGGTAAAATCATTCCACCACTTTCATTTGTATGTTATCGTTCAAAATAACGCCAGAACCGTCGAAATTAGGTTTTTCAGAGACTATCAAATGCGTTCTTCTTGCTACCGCCTGGATAGGAAGCCTTGTTCTTTCCAATTGTCCTGATTCCTTATTCTTTTTCCATGAAGCACGTACTTCGTGTGGGAAATCCAATACATGAAACTCCAGTTGATGCTGATAATAAACGCTCACAACTGGGTTTAAAGCCATATCAGCAGTCAAAATTATGCAATAAGGATTCGCATCACTTACTTTGTAATCTGCCACTGAAAGTTGTCTTAAAGGCATCGTAGAACCATCAAACACATGTATGCTGTATATGGATAACGGCTTATAAGTAGTAAATATGAAAAAGTTCTCTCCGTCTGTTCTGACAGGAAGATTTTCGCTGAAATAAGAATATTCCTTTTGAATTGTGATCCTGTCAAAATACCCCATATTCGGTTTATCTGTATCCGTCACCGTTACATTGATAGTTCCTATCAGTTCTTCCGACCAACGTTTATAGTCGTTGTTTCCGTTTATTCCGGTTATGAGTGCATGTGTGCTTACAGGGTTCACATAAAAATATCCTGTGCCGAAACAATTCTGACAATCCGTCAAAGGAGAATCTGGCGCGTTACAAGGACATCTCAAAGCCTTTTCGATTACCACCTCATATCCTTTCAAATACACAGCAGAATCGAACTCTGAACGCATAAATTCAGGACTTGCATTGCTTAAAGCCGGAATAGGTGATTGTAAAATGCTTTTTGCCACGATACGTCCTCCTTATAATACCAAAAATTTAAACTGATCGTACACAAGTTTTATCCGTCCTACCGTTTCCTCTATTTCTTTCTGATACTGTTTCAGACGTGCCCCATACCCTGCATTTTCAGCAGAAGCAGTAGAGTTTATGGATTGTCTAAGTCCGTCTATCTCCAGGTGCATGGACGCAATACCCGGAAGATTGAATATCATATCTCCAGCAATATTTAACGGGCCGAATGAAGCGAGCTTACCAACCAGATTTATCAAATCAACCGGCATTTTATCCAAATCAAATCCGGTTATATACTGAATGTCCCAATAGTCCGGTATGTTTGTGAACCGTTGAAAGCCTATCTGCGTAGTCATTCCAGTAAGAATAACATCTGCATTTGCATTAACCGAATTTGCACCGGTAGGAACGACACTCATTCTTCGTTTCCCTATCCCGTCCATATCTTTCTCACAACTAAGCCAACCTTGCGGGTAAATAATCTGCTCCATCTTATTAAGCATACCTGTAAGCGCAAGCGGAACCCTTACTGGACAGTTAGTTTGAATGATAGGAAATTGCTGGAAATAATCTGTTCTGTAATAAGAATGTGTTTCCGATTCAACTAATTGCTTTACAAATTTGAGATTAAAATAATTCTCGATCTCTCTCTGTGCAGCACTCAAATAAGTTCTAAGTGATTCATCAGAAAAAGAAGTCCCCGTACCGGCTTGTATGGTAATACCGTACAGGTAATTGTTCCACATCTCCGCAACGGAAATAACAGAACCCGTATTTTTCTTATACTTTACTGTAAAAATCAGTTGTCCCGGCATAACTTAAATGTCTTTTTTACTTTTTAGGTAACGCAATTATAGCATCAATCAGTTCGTCTTTCTGACTTTCTTCTTTGAATCTTCCGGCTTTCTGTTTACTCATTCCGTTTTCAATAGCAAGTGCCTTCAAATCCTCAAAAGTCATTTTAGACATATCTTCCTTTAAAGAAGCAATTTCTTCTTCTGTTGCGCCGGCTTCTTCTTTAACCGGTTCTTCCACAGTTTCTTTCGGCTGACCACCGTTAGACAGTCTTTCAACCTCTTTTTTCCAAACGTCAATAGACTGCTCCAATTGTTCGATTTTCTTGTTCTTATCTTTGATAATACCGTTCAAACGAGCAATTTCAAACTCGTATTCTTCTTTCAGAACTTTCAGAGCTTCATCAGTATCTTTTTCAGATTCAGATTTTTCCTTTTCAAGCGTATTAGCTTCTTCTTCCAAAGCAATACCGGAGAAACCGCCATTTTTGATGTATTCCCAAGTTTCGTCCTTTACTTCGGCTTTCCCGTTTTCAAACTCCACAAGCTCATTCAAAAACTGAATGGTAGTGTTTTTATATACTGTTGATACAATCTTTTTCATACGAAATATGATTTATTGATAAATAAAATAGGGAGAGGAAGGTGTTTCAAAAACCTTTCCCTCCCTTTATAAAATTCCGAGACTAAATACGTCTTAGTTATGCACCCAAACCTTCATCACCGATATTGATAATACGGCAAATCTTAGCCGGCTGATACAAACACGGCGTACCGTAGTTCAAAATAGCGAATCTACGAGACGGTGCAGTGATAGCAAAGTCAAGTTTGCGAGTGTCACCGAACTGCAAGTATTCGTTGATCTGACTGTCGTTGTAGTAAATCAAAGCAGACTTTGTGCCTGCAATGATACGGTTACGGTCACGAACCTTTGTAGCGGCAGCACCATCATATCCAGCAGCCAGCATAGAAGCCGGGATAGTGAAGATAGGATAGTATTCTGTCGTGTCGGTCAAAGCAGTTACTTTCTTGGTACGATAGATAACGTAGCAAGTAGGAGCATAAGCACCACCAACCGGAGCGGTAAACTGCAAATCAACAGACTGATTAGCTGCAACTGCCAAAGCAGTATCCGTCAATTTCAAAGGAGCAGATTCACCATAACGGTTCTTAGCTGTTACCAAGTAGCCATAAGAGCCGGCATGTAATACGAAGTTGGTCTTTGTATCGGCAACAACAGCAGGCTTGGTAGTACCGGCAGCAGGAACACCCGGAGCCTTCGGAGAAGAAGCTGTAGCAGAAGCCTTGATCGGACGACGAACATCAAAGAACTTGTCGCTCTTAACGGAAACCTTACCGAACTGCGTCATGATGTCGTTTACAGACTGTCCCATTGTTGCACCTACAACGCTGTTAGACATACCAACAACAACACGTTTCGATTCATGGAATTTCTTCACATAGTTGTTGAATACAACCGGTGCGGAAACGATACGGTCGATATAACCGTTATAAACGTTTACAACGCGATCAGCAGCATCTTCAACCAAAGCATCGGTCAAGATACCATTCTGTGCGTCAATTACAGCTTGTGAGCCATAATAAGCATCCAAAATCTGTTCTGTGCTCATACCTTCCGTAGAGCCACGGTCAGTAGCAGCTACACCCATCATGTGCTGACGGAAGATGCCATCAAACTGTTCTGCAATACAAGTAGAATCAGCATCCGTCAAACGAGTGTCAATCAAAGTCAAAAGCAAAGTGGTCTTATTCTGTACCTCACGAGTGTACATGTTCATACCACCGGCAAGTTTAGCAAGCATAGCCGGATCAGTTACCTGTCCTGTAACGCCCATAAACTTAGAGATGATTGACTTACGGATGTATTGAGTATCTGTTTCTTCCGGTGTTTCACCTTCAAGATTGAAGATACCGATTTCTTCACCGTATTTGTACAACTGGTTGTACTGGTGAACCGTATTTTCGATTCTCTGTTTCGGCATTTCATTGTAAACAACCAACTGGTTCAAGCGGTTAGCCAAAACCTTGATGTAAGCATCCAAAGATTCAACTTTCAGACCACCACCATTGTTGATCTGATTGTCGTACTGCATACCGGTTTGTAAACCGGCTTCCATTGCTTTCAACACATCGGCAACATTACCAGCACCGCCAAAAGCAGCTAAATCATTATAGTTATACAAGTCCATCTTTCTATAATCTTTATATTTATTCGATCGAATTACATCTTACTTCTGGAACTTGATATTGTACTTTTCGTACATGAATTTTGCCAAATCCTGTCCAATGGTTTCAGCCTGACTGTCTGCCAAGAAAATCAGAGCATCATCACCAATTGACTTTTCAAGTTCTTCACCGGCATTTTCAATAGCCTTGTTGATAGCAGCCATTACCAAAGGGCGTTGTTTTGTAACAGAGAGAAGTGTCTTGCCATCTTCGTCCACTTCCGGCTTCATGGATTTCTCCAAAACAGCAGAAGTCTGCACTCCCTTAAAAGAAGGTGTCTGTGCGCCAAAAGATTCCAAAGACTTTTCAATGTTACCAAAACGTTCGTTCATGACTTCTGTCATGCCCTTAACGATGTTAGCAGCCAAAGAAGCACCGAAAGCCTTCATATCATCCATAGAGAAAGATTTCTCAACTTTGTCTTCTTTCTCTTTGATGTCCTCTTTCAAGTCCTTTACGTCTTTCTTGTCCTCTTTTTCGTCCTCTTTAAGAGCATCTTCATGCTTCTTATCGTTGCCGATATTTTTTTCTTCCTTCTTTTCGGAATCCTTCATTTCAGCAACAGTTTTAGACTTCTCAAAAGTTACATCACCTCTTTCCACCATAGAAGCAATATCTTCCGCACTAAAACCAGAGTTTTCGAGTGCCTTGTATAGCGGATCGTTTTTAAATTCATTCAAGTTTAGCATAATATACTATCTATTTAAAAATTATTGTCGAACTCTTTCTACAAGTGTATCAAGAACACTTCTATCCAATCTTCCTTTTTGAACTGATTTGTAAATTTCCCAAAAAGAACCAACATCAAAAGAATGCGACTTTTGGAAATTTACCTTAAAATTGTTATCTATCTGAACTATCCCATTTTCGGTGCAATACTCAAAAAGGATAGCGGATTTCTGCATTTCCAACAAATCGTTCCTCCTGTTCCCTTTACTTTTCTCAATATCAAGATAAGTTTTGGTATTAACAGGCGTCATAGTCAACGCTATGTTTGTAATAAGGGCTTTTGTCACTCTTTTTGGATTCCGTTTATCTCTTTCCAAAGCCTTACCTTCAACACTCATTCCAGGTTTTCTTGTTGAACCGGATTCCTTCATCTCAATAGCCTTATCCCAAAAGGCACGAGCTTCCGGTGATTTTTCCCATAATTTACCTTTCACAAAAAACTTATTGTCTTTCACATAGGCTTCAATAGGCTCGCCTATCCAAAATCTACTTTTATTGATAGGCGATCTTGTCGGCAAATGATCGAGATTGAACAATCCTGATTTCAAAAATCTATCATATATAAACCCAGACGGCTCTAACACTTCTTCTTCATCGTCCTTTGAAGAATCAGAAGCTACGCCGGAAAAGACCATATTAGAATATGGAGATTCATTCAAAGAATCATCCTTTTTAGCCTTTTCCAAGTCCAAGTCTACATATAATTTGAAACTATCAAACATTCTATGATTGTTATATTAAATATAAGCGTAATAGCGACACTCAAAAATACTGCAAAAATAGGTATAAATTGCAATAACCCAATATTTTAACTTTTATTAATAATTATCACAATCTATACCTTTTGTATTAATGCAATTGCAATCTGTATTTCGATTGTTTGAGTGTGGCAAGGAAATCATCAATCCAACTTACCTCACCGTTGTATTCATCCCGTCCGGCAAGTTCCTTTCTAAACTCAACCGTTTTGTCAAAAATCATTTGACAAATAGCGATAGGATCAGATTCTTCCACCTCATCACCTTGTATTTCTCCGTCTTTAAACCGTCCGAATCCTGCTTGACCGGCTTCTGCAATCTTATCTTCAAATTCAGAAACATTTTCTGAAAGATCATCAAGATAAACGTGCTTCGAGTTATCTTCCTCTCCCCAATGAATGTTTTTAAGACGGGTCTTAGCACCTTCAAGAAAGTTAAGGTAAGTGTTGAAAATACTCTTATCTTTCCTCTCGGACTTTTCAAGTTCATCTTCCTTTTCTTTCTTAGAAATAGTGTCCTCTTGTGACTTTCTGATATCTTCTGTTTTAGAGACACCGTTTAATCTGAATTTTGTGCCAAATTTCCATTCTTGTTCTCCATTATCTTCTGTCTTGATAATTACAGAAAAAGGTTTGTCCAAATCTGCCACTTTTTGAAAGGTAGCTAAGAGATCGGCAAACTTATTTCCATGATCTCCGTCATTATCACTAAAGGAGATTTGAAAGTTTCCGGAAGTGTATTTGTTTGGCTCTTCTTCAACTTCCACTTCTTTTTCTTCGTAAACAGTTCTCTTGAAAGTAATAGCTTTCTCAATCTTTCCTTCATGAGAACAGCCTTCTCCTACTCCATCTTCTGTACGGACGATATTTTTAGTTTCTCCATCCAAAGATTCACGTTGCAATGTATGTACATCTTCCGTATCCATTGTTTTTTCAACTTTCCAATCTTCCGGCAGTTCATCTTCCAAATTAAGCTCTTTTGCACGCTTCTTGATCCATTTCTTTACATCTTCCTTTGGCATAGAAGAACTACCGGACAAACGGATAGCATCTTTCAAATCCTGACGATTTCTAATAGGATATTTTCCATTCGGCATTGCTTCGCCTTTCTTTGTCAAATCTTTTCTTTCTTCATGTGTAAAAGAAGTCTTATTTGCCGATTTTTCCAGCTTTTCAGGGTTTTTCTCACAATAGGTAGTAAATACTTCCTTTGATATTTTCCCGTCCTTGAATGACTTCATTACAAGCTGAAATTCGTCCGGCACTTCAATACCAAGAATACGCTTGATATTATCCTTCATATCAAAAATGAAGTTGTAAAGATCAAGTTCCGTGTAAGGATTGATCCATTCCGACCCTGTTTCCTCTTCCACATCCACAAGGATATTAACTGGTGTCTGATCGTCAATATGACACATAAAATAGTGAATCTCTATCCCTTTTCTTTTGGGGATATACTTACCGACAGGAATCAATAAACTTTCCGACATATCAATGCCAGTTTCTTCAAACAGCTCTCTTTTGGCTGCTTGCAAGAAAGTTTCTCCTGGATCAACATGTCCCCCTGGAATGCACCAATCGTTCGATACCGCTCCCTTTTCTCCCACACGGTTCAAGATAAGAAGTTTGTCACCTCTAAAAACCAGTACATCGGCAAATTGCACCTTTCCTTGTTTTGTTTTGAACAAATCAAAGTAAACCGATTTTTTAATCAATCCTTGTTTCCAAAGTTCCCGGCATTCAAAAAGGTGACGAATATCTTTTGCCATTTCAGCAAAATCTTCATCGTTTTCCAGCCTCTCGATCGACTTCTGAATAGAATTTCTTCTATTGTAAACACTCATTAAATCCTTTGATTGCTGTTTCAAGAACTCACTGAAACAACTCTCTGCCTTCATAGCGGCTTCCGCATTGCCACTACCTCTCAAAGAATCGTATTGAGACTTCTGTAAAGAGTAATTCTCCGCAAGTGAATCTACTTCTTGCTTTATTTCTCTTTCCTTTTTAAGAAGCCCCTTATACTCATCTATTTTTTCTTTTTGCGTCTGTAATCCAAGTAACGCTTTCAGGTTCAGTCCCATATCATTAAATTTTTGAATTATTGTCACAAACTACATCCGGGATGCAGACATTATCTGCAAAAAAGAAGTCCGGCTTATCAAGCTCAAAACTATAAAAATATTGCGAAACATTGTCAATAGGTATCTGTATAATATTGGTTACTTTACCCTTACAGCCATTTTTCAACATGATAACATCTCCTGGTCGTATCTTGTTAGCTCTTTTCATTTTGTTGCCACACAAAACAAATGAATCTTCTGTTATTCTGTGTAATGCATCTTCCCGATACCCCTTTTCAAGAGTTTCATCCTCGGTAATATAGCACACGTCCAGGATACGGGGAATAGATGATAATTCAAACTGCGTCACTCTAACTACTCTCCTATAGCCAGAAGCGGTTCTTATAACGTCTCCTACTTGAATATCCTTTATCCATTTAGAGCTATCCACTGTAGGGATATTGATATAACCAGAGTTGAAAATTGTTCTTGTCTTCATTATACTTCGAAATATTTTGTTCCTACTGTAATTTTCACTTTCGACTTCCTTTGAACACGATCTTTATCTTCCACTTTTTTGGGTTCAAAAGACTGTGTTTTATCATCCCATTCATAGCCATCTGGAACATATCTTAACAAACAACGGCAGAAAGGGTGAATATTTGTTAAAACAGGCTTCCAATCCTTTGATTTTCTGCCTATATTAGTTCCGTTGGCAATCAATTCAGATAAATCAAAGACAACAGGCTTAGAACCTACACCATTGGTAGTGTAAGCATTCACGCAATAGCGGCACGCTTGTGGCATTGTTTGCTTATATACCTTTGCGTGAATGCCGTGCTCCTTCATTATCATTTGGGCTGTACCTATCTGAAAAATATTCTCCATTTCAGTAGCAACTATACGTCCCCAGTCACGATTCCATTCATCCAATCTATGCCCAAGCGCACTTACTATAGACTGAACAGATTTCCTTTTTAGAACACCTTCTGAAAGTTCTTCTTTAATAGCTGTTTCAACTTCCATTTCTCGTTCCGCAACAGCTATTTTCATTTCTTCTTCCGATATAGTAGAAGAAAGAGAATCCTTTATTTTATTTCCCATTCCCTTTATATAGGAATAAGAACGCATAGCCGACGCATTGTATTCTGCCTTTTCCCTTGTTGTCAATGCCGGGTATTGTTCCTTTTCGATATATTGTTTTAAGTCGTTAAAATCAAGCGAAGAAAGCTGTACAGGAGAAAGTATGGCAGCTAATCGCCCAAATATGAATGCCTGCCAATAAGGCGGTATTTTTAGAATCTCTGTCTTTAGATCAAAATCGAATTTTTTAAGCACGTCTATATCATCCAAAGAAAGATAATCTTTCCCCAACACATCGGCGATCACTCGTGCAATACGATAATCGACAATGAAAAACAACTGCTGTATTTCTTCCGGTGTGAATAGCATAGACTACTTCGATTTTTGACTGACCATTTTCTTAGTCAAATCCATTAACATATTGTTTATCTGTGTCGAGAAAATGACCTGCGCCATCCCTTCATAACCTTCTTGTACTTTAGGATAGCGCATAGGGTCAACACGATGATGTATATTTGACACCAACGGCATTTTCTCGACTTTTATGTTCTTTACATATCGAACGTTCACGATTCCCCCCAGTTCTTCTCAATGTAAGACATAGCAGCATCCATGATAGGATTTGAACTGAATGATTTTTGTGTATCTTCCTTTTCTTCCGAAGCTATCTGACGATCCACTTCTTCATTCATCGCTTCTCCACCATACATAGCTTGTTGTAATTGCATTTGCTTTTGAAGCTGGTAAGATTGATTCAGAATAGTATCCGTTTCGGGATTGAATTTACGTCCAGAGTATTTTTCAAAAATATCCTCCAAGCAAACCATACCGTTTTGAATCTTCTTAGCGTCAATCTCAACCTGTCTACCTTCATCCTCTGCGTCCACACCTGTAAAGACAAATTCAAAATCTTCATCCAATTCAGAAACAAGATAATAATTGATTACCTCTTGCAAGAATACAAGGATAGGTTTTAACCCTTTGTCTTTAGAGTGTTGCAAACGTTCTTTCTGTCCGGCTTGTCCGAATATATTAGTTTGATCCTTGAATTGGAAACCAAGCTCAGACGGATCAATACGATATACAGCACAGGTCATGACCAATAGGAATTTTAACCAATCACTAAACTCCATATCTCGGTTGGTGTTCTTGCTCAAATCTAACCACTGGAGGTCTAACCCATTGATAATGGGCGTTCTATGACTGTTACGTGTACCCACCATAGTCTGTTGCCAAGCCTGTCTGAACTCATCCAAAGAAGATTGAGATATGTTCGGATTCTTAACATTTATGATTCCTTTCGGGCTTGACCCCTTAGAAAAATACGATCCATTATATTCAAACCCCCACAAAATCCACGTCATAACACTGGACAATGTTTCCAGTTCTGACGTGCCATACCCATTTTTATAGATGTTGGTGGATTTATTGCGGATACCGATGCCCAATTCCCAGGGATAAAAAATAACACTTTCATGCGTAACAGGATTTTCCATGATCTGTCCTTGCCATGCCATACAATATTTAGGAAGATAACCTTTGAAACGGTACTTTTCAAACTCGTCTCGGAACTTAGGGTCAATACTGTCCAAGAAACGGATCAAAGAAGCATCTACGGCACGATATCTCGCCAAATTCCATGATCTGTCCCTTACAATCTCAAAGGCAAGCTGATCAAGTGTTAAACTGTCAAACACAACTTTTCTCCCAAAATCCTGAAATGTATCAAAAGATTCCCATTTGTCATGGAAACCGCCTTCTTCCAAGAATTTACGAATATAGGCTATCTTTATCTGATCTTCTCTTGAATGTTCTGTACTTTGTTTCTCAAAAGGATTTCTTTTTCTTCGGATAGTGTAACCTTCTTTCTGTTCATCTGTTGAAAAATGCAAGAAATTCTGTACCTGTTCAACACGGGTATTCACCACAGCCCGGACAACAAAAATGTCCCCCATCCTTCGAAGTACTTCAAAAGGAAGCGACCCGTAAAACATAGGGTCTTTATATCCTCTTCCCGTATCACTTGCTTCATCTGGATTAAAGAACACAGCCTTTACATTGTCCTGTCTTTGGTTGACATTATCCAGGTACAAATTAGCTTTTAAAAGATTTTCCAAATCATCAGAACGAGACATCTGCTGTAATTTGGATTGAAGCAAAGTAGGAAGAGTTTTCTGCAATCCTACAATATCTTCCAAAGAAAGGCTGGTCAGACCCTTTAACAGGTCTGACTTTCCTTGATTTTTATTTTTGTCTCTTTTCCTACTCACGTCAATAAAAAATTAAGCGGAAGTGCCTGCTGCCTGTGATAGCGTAATTGTTATTTGCTTTGTTCCTTCCGATTGTTTTACAACTGCTGACCCTTCTCTTGCTGTACCAGTATTGACCGCTGCTACAACGGAATATTCGGTTGTTCCTTTCGAAAAACCTGTACCGGAAACTGTCGTAGTATAATTCACAGCCACAGGACTACCA